GTCACTCCCGCGTAGCCTCCGCCACCGATCACCGGCAGGGCCGTTAGGATCAAGCCAAGCATCATCTGCGGTGACAAGCTCAAGGAGAAAGTCTTGCTGTCGTCTGTACTCATTGGGTAGCTCCTGCTTCAAAGAAAGTTGTTCAACGATTGTCGGTTGTCTCGGCATTGCCCCGATCAGCGTTAGCCTCTGGACCAGGGCCGCTGCCCTCGCACCACTCCCGGCAGACGACTTCGGAGCAGGCGAGGCCGCTGATGGGGCATCTGAAGTTCCCGAGGTGGTTTGGCTTGGGGGTGGGGACTCGCTGGCCTGGGTCGGTTGCGACGAAGGGGCCTCTGGCGTATCGGTAGGTTGCGTCATCATCTGCGCAGGCCCAGGAAGGGCAGTTGCAGGTGCGATGGGGATTACGGGTGCAGACATGACGGGACTGCTCGGATTGAGCGGACTTACCGGGCTGACTGGCGACAGGACGTTGGTTGGATTCGTCATCGACTTCACGCAACTGTCGGATGTAGTCTGCCAAACGCCTGACCACACCGGAGACCCATACGGATCGGGGCATGTACTCGTCATTGACTGGGTGATGCCGCCCGTGAACCCTGCCGGACACGACAGTGTTTGGCTTTGCGCCCCCACTTGGCATGTGGGTGGGTTCGCTGTGCATGTGTTCTGCGTGAGCGTCCATTCGCTCCACGACTTCTGGCTGTACGGAGTCGCGCACGTCCCCAAGCGGCTGTATGTCTTGATACCGCTGAAGTTTGCTGGACACGACTCGCTGCGCGTCTCTGTGCTCGGGGTGCAAGTTGCTGGGTTCCATACGCATGCGTCCCTGGTTAACGTCCACACACCGAAAACCGGCTGTCCGTAAGGATTTGGACAGGTGCTCTGGCGCGTGAACTCTTTGATGCCGCTTTGGTTTTGCTGGCAGCTCTCCGTCCTGCTTTCCGTTGCGGCTTGGCAGGTTGGAGGGTTAGGGACACAAGTGTTCTGCTCCTGCCAAGGCTGCCAGATGGGTTGTCCGTATGGGTCAGGACAGACGCTGGCTCTTGTTCGCTGGATTGTGCCGCTGGTGTTGACGGGGCAGGCGAGCTGCTGTGATTCAACGCTGGCTTGGCAAGTTGGAGGCGCTGGCGTGCAGGTATCCGAGACTTTGAACCACGCGCCTGTCGTAGCAGTTCCAGCAAGGCAGATAGTGTCTTGCTTCCAGGTTTCTGTTCCGTTGAAGTTAACGGGGCATGGCCGTTGCTCAGTGATCGAGGAAGGCGTGCAGGAAGGCGCTGGTGGTTGGTATGCAGCACAGAATGCAAGCTGCCAGTCTGCGTTGTAAGCCCCTGGCTGACAGGCCCAACAGGTTGCGTTGGCCGTGCAGTGCCCAGCAAACCCTGGACGCGCAGGACCGGCACAGAAACAGCTTTGGGCCAGTGCATTACTTGTCCCCAGAAGGAGCAGCAGTGACAGTAGGAACCTTGCCATACAGCTTCTTGAACCTTTCCGGGTGCAGCGTCACCCATGCCGCTCGAGCAGCATCACCGATGGAGCCTCCGATGGGGCATGGCGAACCCGACATCTCCATTGCTTCCCAGACGCGCAGGTCAGCGCACAGGATGGCCACAGCGCCGACTTTCAATCCTTGGTTCGACAGCTCTCGAGCCAGCTTGATGCGCTCGCAGTTCCCGTCTGTGACGGTCGTGCCACCAGCAATACCGATCACGGTGGATGACACAGCACCCGAAACAGGGATCGCGCAGATGTCGCTGCCCATTGCGGCGATGGATGGAGCCATCGCTGTCGGGGGTGGTTGCCCCTTGTAGTTGATGGTCGTGTCCTGTGCGTAGACCGCAGCAGGCATGAGCAACGCAACAAGCAAGCGCTTCATGGTCAGCCCCTTACGTGGCCCGCGATCCAGGCAACGAACGCCCCGACGCTGGAGGCGATGGTCATCCCCATCCAGAAGCCACCCTTGGACTTGTTGGCCAGCTCGAGCAACTGCTCGATCTGCGTTTCCATGCGGTCGATCTTCTTGTCCATGTTCTGCACGCGCTCCCACAGCACGCCGTACTTAACTGGGTCGATTTCTCCGGGTTCCATCGCTCATGATTCTTTCTGCCTTAGGCGTTAAGTTGATTCAGGCCCCTATCAGGGGTGCAACAATGACTCGAGGCGGGCAATGCGGGCTTCCTGCTCGACCACGCGCTTTGCGAGTTCGATGGCGGACACCAGCGCGGCGTTGCCGTATGCCAGCGACAGCGTTTTCTCGTCGTCGTAGCCGATTTGCACGACTTCTGGAAGCAGCGCCTGCCAGTCCTGCGCGGAGGAGCCTGCTTGCCGCTCGTCGCTGTCGATGCGGGTGTAGGTGCCGCTCTTCACGGTGGCCAGGCGCTCGATGAAGTCTGAAGCCAGCGCAGCCCAATCTTTCTTCAGGCGTTCGTCCGAGTTGGCGGTGACGTTGCCGCCAGCGGTAAAGTCACCAGTGGCGATTAAGTTCGAGCCGCCAGAATGGTAGAGCGCAGATACCGTGTAACCGGATCGGTGAAAAGAAATACCAACGTTGCCCCCGTCGGTGTTCCTGATCTCGAGCTGCGAATTGTTCCAAGTCGGAACTGCGGTGCCAATGTTGCAGCCAATCGCGTTCTGAGCCGCCCTTCCCAGCCCATACGTCGCAGTGAGTGCGCCACTGAAGGTCGAATATCCGGAGTAGTTGCCGGCGTGAAGAACCAGATGTGAGCTGTCGGTGGCGTAGAAGTTTCCATCGGCGTACACATCAACTACACCACCCGTGGATGAGAAACCGAATCGGAAGTTACCGCCGTTGAAGGTGTAGCCGTGGTAACCGCCACCGCCAGCCCAAGCACTGTTGCTGATTGTGTGGCCGCTAAGGTTCAGGCTGGTTGGAACGTAGCCGGTGTAGTTGCCTGCGTGGAGAACTATGTTGTTGTTAACAAAAGCATTGCTCGAGTTGACCGCAAAAGAAGACCCAGTTGCTGTTGCAGTGCCGTTCGGGTGCAGGCCGATTGTGTCAGACCCATCTCGCCCAGACGAGCCTTGAAAGTAGCTGATGCCATACGTGGTCGCGTTCCCGAAGTACCAGATCGGGTTGCGTACACCAGAAGACCAAGTGGCATTGGCAAAGCCGTTATTTCCGCCAGAAGACACCTGTCCCGGAGCGGAAAAGTTGGCCCCGCTAAACGAAAACGCGTTTCCAAACGAGTTGGTGCGAATGCTAATGCTTCCGGGCGAATTGATGTAAAGCGTGCTGTCGCCAGTTCCACCGCCCGTGAGGCCCATGTTCGACGAATCCGCTGAATTGCCGTTCAGCGAGATGGCGTTGTAGTTGGTCGCAGTCGAATTGCGGCCAATAAACAGGTTGCTGGATGCCCCCGTCGTCAACGTGCCGCCGCTCAGCGGCAACTTAGTCGGGTCCGTGCCGCTCACCGTGAGGTCGCCAGAGCCCAGCACCGAAGCGCCGTTGATGGTGCGAATGTTGGTGCCGGAGACGAGGCTTGTTTGTGGCGTGAAGCCCAGCGCGGTCGTAACGTCCGAAGACGTGAGCGTCACCGCGCCCGTGCGACCGAACACAGACTGCACTGGTGCAGTCACTGTCGACGTGATGGTCACGTCGACTTCTTCGTTCGCGGAGTCGTCGGCGATGCTCAGGCTGATGCCTGTGCCGGGAATGAAGTTGATGTTGCGCCGAGTCCCAACCAGCGTGCCGTTGTTCTCGACACCCACGCGGGCGTTGCCTGTGTTGGTGATGAAGCCAGTTGGGTTGGTCGCGTTGTATGGGGTGAAGCCCAGCGCAGTCGTAACGTCCCCAGAGCTCAACGTGACCGCGCCTGTGCGCGTGTTGAAGCTGGTTACGCCGCCGTCGATCTGAATGTTGCCCGAGCCGAGGATGTTGTTGCCGTTGACGGTCTTGAGACCTTGCCAGGACGGAGTGGCGGCGGAGCCCTGAGACGTGAGCACCTGATCGGCTGTGCCGTAGTTCGGTGACGCTGGCCCACCAAGCCCCAGAGGCGCGGCGAGCATGAAGTTGCCGCCGATGAAGTTGGACGCAGCGCCATCCATGTACAGGTTCCAGCGACCGGCTCCGGCAGGGATGGCCCCCCGGAAGCCGATGTTGGTGCTGGCTCCGGTCATCGTCGAGTCGGCGCGGAAGCCCACCTGAGTCGTCACGGCGGAGCCAGCCCCGAACGTCGCGTTCTGTGTGGCCTCGAAGTGATACAGATTCGACAGCGTGAACGATGCCGCCTGCGTGTTGGCGACAGTGCGGTAGTACGAGGCGCGGGTCGTTGCATCGGACTGCACCGCGCCGTCGACCAGAATGCTCTGAACGCTCACCGCGCCAGTGATACCAAGACCAACTCGCAGGTTCTCGTTGTTCAGGACCAGCGAGCCGATGCCCAGCCGACCAGCGAGGTGGTTGGCTGCGGTGCCGTCCATGTACAGGTTCCAGCGGTTCGCGCCCGACGGGATTGCACCACGGAATCCGTAGTTGTTCGTGCCGCCCGTGAAGTTAGACGAGACGAGGTAACCAACCTGCGTGGTAACCGTACTGCCCGCGCCGATGGTGCCCTGCGCCGCGAAGAATGCGGACGTCTGGCCGACAGTGAACGACGCGGCTGCGGTGCTGACCGTGCTGACCAAGCCCCGGGCCTCTGCGGTCACATCCGACTGAGCCGTGGTGTTGATCTCGGCTGCGCCCCGAGTCGTTGCCCCAGTGATGTTGCCGCCGACTCTGAACAGGTAGTTGTTCAGGAAGGTCGTGTTGACGCCCAGTGCACCCGTGCTGATTAGCAAGTTGCCGGTGAGCGTACCGCCGGAGCGAGGGAGCATCGTCCCAAGCTCAGCGTCTAGGTTCAAGAAGTTGGCATCGACCTCCGCGTTGGTTAAACCGGAGCCTTTGCCAGCGCGGGTGACGATCGTTGCCATTCAGATGACCTTGGATTAGGAAACAGTGACGGCCCAGGTGATGCTCATGGCATCGTCAGCGCCCTTGTTCACCACGGCGAACACGGTGCGGCACAGCAGAGTTCCGCCGGTTACAGCGTTGAACACGCCAGCTTCAGTCACAGCGCCGGTGCCAGTACCTGCCGGGAACGACGCGGTGTAGGTCACAACAGCACCAGAAACCGTGCTCGACGCCAGAGCGACACGACCGAGCTGAGAGCCCAGTGCCGTGTCACCCGCGGCTGCGGCAACCGTGCCAGAACCGATGGCCATGTGGGTCATGGCTGCGGGGCTGTTAGTCGTCGTCTTGAGCATGCTCTGGGCGATGAACTGCTTCCCGGCGGTGACCACCAGGTTCTTGATCTGGCGCTGGTCCTTGACCTCGCCGTTAGGGCCGGTGATCGTGACAGTGACGTCGCCGGTGACTTTCAGTGTTTCATTGAACATGGTTCACTCCTTCAAAATGTACGGGTTGTCCCGACGTAATCCTCTGCGAAATAGGTCAGGTCGCAGTAACCCTGGTTCACCAGCGACCCGGCATCGGCAACAGCCGCCGAGTGTGCTTTTGTGAGCGAAAAGCCGATCACGTCCGAATCGCCAACAAAGGCAACGTTGGCAAACGACTTTGAGACTTGAGTCAGCAGACCATCAACGGTCTCGGCTGAATCGTTCATTGCCACGCCGTCCTGGATCGCACGTTCGATTCCCAGGGCCGTGGCTTCGGCAAACGCAATGCTGTCGGCCAGCACGCTGGCAATGCTCAACGAACTTGCGTCCGTCGAACCTACCGAGTGCGCGAGCACCTTCGAGCTGTTTAGCGCCTGCGCGTCGATGGGGGCCGCAGATGACTGCGCGGGCTTGTCGAAGCTCCAGAACTCCAAGTCCGTGGCGGTTGCATCGCTTTGCCGGGCACTCGAGAACGAAAACGACGAAGCGTCGACAGCTTGGGCTGCATGCGACAGAGGCTTCGACATGCTGGTCGCAACCAGCTCGACAAAAGAAACAGCGTCTGCAACTGCCTTGCTGACTGCGCGCTGTGCCGCGTCCTGGAGGGCTGCTGCATCGAACAGGCCCTTTTCAACCAGTTCACTCGTGGTGTCAGAAACACCAACGGACTCGAACTTGGTGAGCTGCGGCTCGAGCACCGAGGAGTCAGTAACCGGCTGGGCGTCGGCAACGGATTTCTGGACGCTTGCAACTGTGACGTCGCCCGCGAAGACGACGTTCATCACCGTCTTGACAGCCTGGAACGTGATGCCGTCAGCAAGGTCTGCGGAGTCGTTCATCGCAACGCCGTCAGCGATTGCTTTGTTGACCACCAGGCTTTGAACATCAACCGTGCCGAGACTGTCGGCCAAAGCCTTTGCAATCTGGAGTTGTTGCGCGTCGGTGAGCGGCGTCGAGTCCGCCAGGTTGCGGATGAAGATCAGGACCTTCGTGAAGTCCTCGGTGAGCCCGACTGAATCCACCAGGCTCTTGGCGCTGTTCAGCACAGAGGCGTCGGCTACGCCGACCGAATCTTGCGAAGCCTTGCCGATGGACAAGCGGGCCGAGTCGGAGATGGCCGCTATCTCCTGGACATACCGGAAGCGACCGGTGGTGTCGAGGCGTGCCCCAACAACCAGCTCGACGTAGCTCAGCTTGCTGACTGGAATAACGGCGGTGACCGCAGCATTTGCGACAGCCGCCGAGGACGCGGCAGCCAACACGGACGCTGTGACGTCGCCCGCCAGTACCGTCACGACAACACCTACCCGAGGCCGAGAGCTGTTAACTCCCGCGACCGGGTTGAGGGTCGTGACCTTGATGCCCATCAGAAGTCCTCACGCACCTTGAACTTCAAGATGTCGTAGACCGACTGGACGGTGTTGTCCGCGAAGGTGATCTCGATCTCACCCTCGTAGTCGCCGGGCTGCCCCTGGAGCATTTCAGGTGCGGACGCGGGGTAGAACACCACCTGACCGGCAGGGCCGTCGGTGACTGCGCCCACCACGGTGGCGGTGAGCTCAACAGCCCCAGCCTCGCGGAACTTCAGGCGCACCGTGGCACCGGTGAGGTTGAGCGCGACGCCGGTCACATCGTCGGTGATGTTGCAGACCAGCGCGGGCTTTGTGTCGCCCTGAACCAGCTTGATCTTTTCAGACATGCACTACTCCTTACGCCTTGGGCGTAGCCACTGCGGTGGCGTTGGCCTCCACAGTCATCGCGTTGGTGAAGGCCTGGTAGTGCGCAGTGGCACGGGCTGCGTTGCCTGCGTACTCGGTGTCCTTGGAGTAGGCGCGGTACAGGACGTAGTCGGCCAGCGCGTTGGCGTGGATGTCGGGCACACTGATGTCGCCCGTCACCGCTGCGAACGTCGAGCCGTCCGCGGGCTCTGTGAGCGCGGCGGGGTACGCGGAGTAGATGATGTCGAGCACTGCACCCGAGGCAGCCGCAGGCGGGTACACGTAGAACACCCGGGGGTCCCGAGGGTCGTACGTGAAGTGCAGAATTTCGGTCGCGCCGGTGAGGTTGTGCCAGTTCGGCACCTGGGCATCCAGAATCATGCGGTTCGTCATGCGGACGGCCCGCTTGGACGCTTGGCTGTTGTTGCGCACGATGTCGAGCAGCTTGGAGCCATTGCTTGGCAGCGCCTGCTTGGCACCGGCAACAAGAGTCAGGGTGCTGTTGGTCACCATCGCATCTGGGCGGTACTGGACCACCTCGCGCTGACCATCGTTCAGATAGCGCACCAGCTCGTTGACGGGCCAGCGGATCGAGGTTGTGTCGTTCAGCGTCTCAACGACGCGGCGAATGATGGATTGCGCGGTAATCGCCATTTAGAAGGCCCTCATCTTGACGCTCATGGATGACTGCACGCGACCGTGCATTGCATCCGTGCGGGCGTTATTGGCCCCTGCTCTGGCGCGAACGGCCATGACCTGGGCTTTGGTTTCGTCGGAGAACGGCTGGTCCGGGATGGCCAGCAGGATGGCCTGCGCACCGTCAACGATTGTCTGCGCATAGCGCTCGAACAGAACGTTGTGGACGGTCGTCGCAGATCGCGTGGGCCTCAGGGCCGCACGCACGATCACGCCGCTGCGAACCGTGCGGTCGGGCGCGGGCAGCAGCGTAATGTTGAATACTTCGTCGATGTCCTCGCCATAGAAGTAGCGAGGCGTGCCAGGGGTGTCCGACATGTTTGTCGCCTGGGCATATGGGGCCGCTTCGATTTCGGTCCCGTCGAACCACAGGTTGAGCACCTGGGCGATAGTGGTATTCGTTGGCGTCTCGACCTCGAATGAGGCGATGCCTTCACGCAGCGTTACCGCGTCGAGCGTCGTGGTGACGGCGAGCGAACGGCTGCAAAACTCGATGGCGGAGTCCAGCAGAGCCTGCTGAGCTAGCGGCTCGGGGCACCCAAGAACACTGGGCAACAGTCGCGGAAAAAATGCACTGATTGGGACCACGGCACCACCTATGAAAAACCCGGCGAGGGCCGGGCCATTCTAACCTACTAACACTGTGTCATCAACAGCTAACAGGCAAGGGGGGCCTAAGCCCCCCTTGTGCTATCAGGCTGCGATCAACAGAGCCAGGGACTCAGGCTTCACAACCTTGAAGCCGTACACGTTCAACGAGCGGATGAAATCACCGAAGTCGTTGGGGTTGCGCACGGTTTCCATCTTCGTGATCTGAGACGCGAAGGTGATGGCGGACTTGTGACCGGCGATGATGGCGCGGCGCTTGAGCACGCTGCCAGTCGAAGTCACGGTGTTCTCAGCGCCGTCGCCGCTGATCCAGGGTGTAGCGGTACCAGCAGCGGCCTTGGGCAACTGGTTGGTCACGTACACGGTGAAGCGGTCGATGGTGCCGATCTTGCCGTTGCGAACGGGGCTGGTGGCGTCACCCATGAACTGGGCCTGAGCCAAGTTCGACTGCATCAGCAGAGTGCGAGTGGCGGGGTCGATCACCAGGTAGCGGTCGCTCTCGGGAACGTTCTGCTCGTCCAGCACGGAGGCCAGTTCCAGAATCTTGGTCAGGACGTTAGCGCCAGTCAGAGCGACTGGAGCGGCGTCGGTGCCCAGGTTGTAGGAGCTGGACTTCACACCGGCGGTAGCACCCTTGTTGGCGGCAGCGCCACCAGAGAAGGTGTTGTACACAACGTTGGAGTCGATGGCGATGCGCATCTGCTCGGCTGCGTCAGCAGCGAACATGTCCATCAGGTTAGGCTTGGCCTGGTACTCGAGCACGTCGTTGATCTGGAAGGCGAAGTAGCGGCCTTTGTCGATCACGAGCTCTTGCATGTCAGGGGTAGGGACCTGATAAGTCAGGTTCATACCGGCCTGGTAGTTGGCGATCTGGATGGTAGGCGCGGTGTTGATGTACACCTTGTCGCCCATGGACGACACTTCGCCTTGCCAGCTCGTGTTAGCGATTTCGCCATACACGGAAGCGGCGTAGAACTTCTCAGCCAGTTTGGCGGACCAAACGGCAGGAATGAACGTACCGGAGTACGAGCTGGTGGTGGCGAGGTTGCCTGCGGCTTGAGCGCCGGTGACGGGGAAAATAGCGGGCATTTTGGGCTCCTGAAAAAAAGGGGTTTGTTTGCCGCTACCGCCACCGGGTTAGTTCATTACTGAACGCGTCCTTCGGCGATAGCCTGGTTAATCATTGCTTCGATGCGCTGCACTTCGGCTTCCTGTCCGCGGTACTCGCCGCGACGCTTGGCGTTGTAGTAATCAACAATCTGCTGTTGCGTCAGAGTCGGCTTGGCCTGCGACGTAGGAGCTGCGGTAGCAGCAGCCTTCGGGCTGACTTGCTTGGCCACGGCGTTGGGCTTAGGAGCGACCGGTTGAGTGGCTGCGAATGCGTTGAACACTGCGGCTGCGCGTTCAGCGTTCATCGACTGCTGTGCGGCGTTCAGTGCTGCTTGGCGAGGCTGGCCGTAGACCGGATCGACTTCTGCGAGCCACGCCAGGAAGGCGTCATTCGCGTTGGTCTGTTCCCAGTCAGGAACCATCTTCGTCAAGCGATCAAAGAACGCCTGCTCGGCGGTCATTGCGACAGTCTCGTGCGTGCCCTGGAGGGCCTGCTCTAGCTGCGCAAGACGCTGCTCGAAACGAGCTGCTTGTCCTTGCAATTCGCTTGCTGCGCGACCGAACAAACGCTCGGCGGTGCGCTGCACCATCTCCACCAGGTCGGAACCGAAGTTCTCAACGTCGCGGGGGTCTGCCACCGGTGCTGCGGGTTCGCTAGGCTTAGCCTTCGCATCTGCTGCTTCGTTCAGTCGGGCCACAGCCGTTTCGAGCTGGGTCCGCAGGTCTTTGACCTGGTTCTGAAGCGTCGGGACTTCACGATTGAACAAGCCCTGGAGGGTCTTGTACTTGTGCTCCCAGACGTCTGGCTGCGGTTGCGTGGGCTGGGCCTGCGGCTCCGTAGATGCCGTTGGCTCAGGCGCTTGCTGTTGGACTTCAGGGACTTCGGGCGCTATTTCCGCCGTGGGCTGCGGTGCAGCGGGTTCCTGGGGTGGGGTGTTAGCCTGTGCCAGGACGGCGTTAGCTTGCTCGAGTTGAGCCTGAATTGAACGAGGCAATGCCATCAATAATCTCCTGTACCCATCGGGTTTCTCAGGTTGCAAAAAAGCGGCTGGAAATCAGCCGCTGAGGATTCAGAGTTTCGCTTTGGCGGCGTCGAGCAGATCAATGATCTGCTTCAAAAGCTGGGCTCGGCCTTGGGCTTTGCGCACGTCCTCTGCTACTACCAGGACAGCGAGTTCGGCTTCGAGTTTCCCTGTTAGCCACTCTTTGAGTTTCGGCTCCCGCGCCAGGCGGGTGAACAGGGCAAATTCGGCTTCTCGGTCCATGTGTGGCGATTCTACAACGGTAAGTTAGAAACTTGTCAACTGTTTATTGGGCAGTTGGCGAAAAATTGTCAGCGACCGGGGCCCCATCCATTAACTCCTGCCCGCCGCCGGGCGCGGCTTGCTGTTGTTGCTGGAGCATCTGCATCTGGGCCGCGGCGGCACGCTGCTTGATGACCGACAGGCTCGGGACCACCTTGTCGGGGTTGATGTTGAGCGCCTTGGAGGCCTCGCGCAGCAGTTCGGCACGGCCTTCCAGACCGATGATCTGCATGTCGATGGGGTTGCCGGTGAACTGGAGGAACTCGTTTCGGCGTACCTGCGCGGCTTCCTTGGTCACGAGCGACAGCGCACCGCGGGCCACGATCTTCAGGTCGCCCTTGAGCTCCGCGTCCGGGTCGTACTGGAGCACCCACTGGTAGGCGCGTTCGACCGACGGCGAGATGACGTGGATGTCGATGGAGCCGATGGTCTGCTTGATCTGCTTGGAGGCGTTGCCGATCATCATCGACATGCCGCTGGCCGTGCGCCCTGCACCGCCCTCGCCGCCTGCCAGGCCGGTCATGTAGCGCGGGATGCCCGAGTACTCGTCGGCCAGCTCGCTGAACTTCTGGAACACGCCCATGAGCTCGTTGGCGTTGCTGCCTGGCTGGAAGAAGTCGATGGCCGCAGCGGACGAACCCATCGGGTCGCTCGAGGTCTGCCAAATTTTCCAGGGGTACATCTCGGTCAAGCTCTCGCCGGGCGGGATGCGGTCGACGTTGACCGACACCTGCGGGCCCGAGGCGATGCCGAGGTTGTTGGCCAAGGCGCGTGCGGAGCTGTTGCACATGTCCTGGCAGTCGCGGATGCAGTCGAACAGGCTGTTGTGCCAGAACGCACCAGGCGTGCGGCTGTAGCCGTCGGCGTAGTACGGGCGGCGGGCCAGCGGATCGGGGTTGATGACCGCCTTGATGACGTACGAACCCACGAGCCAGGCCTCGACCTCGTACTCCTTGGACTCGTCGGGCACCTCAGCTTTGTCCATGCCCCAGTCGCGCAGCATCTTGCCGCTGACTGAGCCCCAGTACTGGAGCGCGTCGATCAGGTCCGAGCGACTCTGGTCGGCTGCCAGGCTGTCACGCCCTTCTGCCGAGGCACGCTGGTTGTCGACGTTGAGCCACTCGTGCAGGCCGCCCGAGCCGTGCGCATCGAGCACAGCGCGAATCGCGTCGTCGTTGTAGCCCTCGACCCCCATCAGGGAGTTCAGGTTGGTGCGCGAGAGCTTGTGACGCTCGATCAGGTAGCCGTCGTGGACCGTCTTGTTCCAGGGGCTGGGGTAGATGTTGAACGGATCGACCCGCTCCCACTCGACCTTCTGCTCGGAGGTGGTCTGTGGCTGGAAGGTGCCGTCGGTGCCCTGCACCCACTTGAGCGTCGGCGTGTTGCGAACGACCGGGCCCTTGATGAACGCAGTCTTGAAGACCATCAGGTCATCGAGGAACTGGTCCAGGGCTTCCATCCAGCCGCCCTCGACCATCATGTCTTCGATCTTGGTCTCGGCACGCTCGGCGTAGATGCGGGCGGTGTCTTGAATCTGGTTCTCGAGCGCCTGCTTGGCGTCGGTGAGTCTCTGGCGGATGTCGATCATCGACATCGGCATGCCCATCATCTCGGCCTGCGCGACCTCGGCGTAGACCGCCTGCATGATCTCGTTGACCTCGGAGGGTGGCAGCTCCGGCTTCGGTGTGGGGGTGATGGTCCAGGGCTTCTCGGTACCTGCGCCGATCAGCACGTCCACCAGCAACGCCTTGGCCTGGCGAGCCTTGGTGGCGAACAGCATCATGTAAATCTCGGAGCCGCCCTGCTTCTTGATGCGGGCCAGCACCTCGGGGTCATACTCGCCGCGGCGGCTGCGCACCGCTGACAGCATGTCGTGCTCGACGCTTTCCTTGGCCTCTTTGGCCAGGGTCCAGTGGTTCTTGATGTGGCCCACCAGCGACTGCATCACCGGCTTGTTGTTGGCCTCGTCCGCCCGCTTGATGGCGGCAGCCGTCGCCTCCTCATCGGCCATCATGTCCGACAGGGATTTGATCGGCAGAAAGCCCCCGATGTTGTTGATACGGGGGGCCGAAGGGGGCGTCAAGCCGAGTGTTTGCATTGGTAGGTCCTCACACCACAATTACCCCGATGATACTTGACAACAAGCTAACAGGCTAGTAGGTGTAGTCTGTCTTTGTTATCTCTCTCCTGCCGGAGCCCTGCGCCACCCCGCGAACGTTCATGTCGATGATGGCGTCGGCGTACTGGTTGGCGTCGTGGACGTGGGAGAACTCGTTCTTGTCCGGCTTGTCCTCCATCTCCCCGTTCTTCTTGATTTTGTACCGGTAGCCGTAGCGAAAACCCTTGATGAGCTTCTCGCATCCGGGGTCGATCAGGTACATCGCCTTGCCCTCCAACTGTTGGTTGAGCAAGCGCTCGACGCCCTGAACACGCTTTTCCGGGTCGTTGGTCGGGGGTTTCACGCACTTGAACCCAGCCCGCTTCAAAGTGTCCACCAGGCTCATCTCGTTCAACTGCTGCTTGGCAAAGCCCGCTGGGTCAGGAGCGCACACAAAGGTGCACCCCGAGAAGTGGTTGGCGATGTGGGCGTTGAGCTTGGTGTTGATGAAGGTCTCGATGCCCATGTTCTCTGCGGTGAGCTCGCCAAGAGTGAGCACACGACCCCGCGGGTCGCGCTGTTTGAATACGGCGGATGGCGTGCGTCCAAAGTCCACTCCGATGATGATGGGGTAGCTGTCGCCGCGGATCGGGACGAGCTTGTCCTTGGCGACGTGGAAGTCGTATGTGAATGTCTTCTCGTAGACCGGCGTGCCGGAGAGGCTTCGCCCGTACTCCGAGCGCAGGTAGACCCGCAGCCAGTCCTCGCTCTTGCCTGGAATGATGTTGGGGTAGTACTGCTTGGGCAGGTGGTTGTAGTTGTCGCAGTCGGGGTTGACCACCCACTCGACGCCATCCTTGTCCAGCAGCACCTCCTCGGGCTCTTCCTTGAACCGCTCGAGGTACACCTCAGGCTTGATGATGGCCGCGGGCTGCTTGTAGACCGCCCAGTTCGATGGCGGGTTCTCCATCTTGTCGTGCCACCAGGTGTCCTCATCGGGCATGTTGGTGTCGAAGAGCGCACACGACCTGGTGGGCCCGCCGTCCTTCATCGAGGGGTATCGGTTCAGACGACCCAGCAGGCCGTCGACGACCTCGCTGTGCAGCTCCCGGCTTTCGTTGCCCCACAGGAATGTGGTCTCCAAGGACAGCGCTTTTCGCACGTCGTCCGGGGTGTCCAACGCGATGAAGAGCCACTCGCTCTCCACCTGGGTGCCATCGGGCAGTTTGGCCATGAGGATGAACGTCTTCTCCACGGCCTTCCAGACGCCAGCCTCCCCGGGCGGCAGCCAGTCGAAGACGGTCTTGCGGGTCGTCAGCGCCAACTGGTCGGCGGTGTTTCGCACGATGACAGCGCGTGTTTTGCGCTTTCCCTGTTTGTTCGGAGCCTGCCCGCACGCCAGGCGCACGAGCTCGTGGACACAGGTGACTGACTTGCCACCACCGACCGGCCCGGCGAGCACGCGCACGTAGGCCTCGTCCAGCATGAAGTTGCGCTGCGTCTCGGTGGGTTTGTAGGTACTGCTCATGCTCGTTGTGCTTTCAGACGCCAGAACAGCCGCCAGGTGCGGCTTTGGCGGGTTCGGTGTTGGCTTTTGTGGCCGGTCCAGAAGTGGTGGCCAACCAGCATGCCAAACCGCTGGGGTTTCGGCTGGCCGCGCAGCAGGCGCTCGGCGATGCGTTCGTATGCGCCGGTCATCCAAGTTCCTCGTAGCCCCATTGCTTTCCGCAGCCGGGGCAGTGGACGCGATCTCGGAGCAGGTGAAATAGCTGGTTGCCGCACGCCACGCACGTCCAGCTCTGGGCGTCGGGCGATGGCATCACGTCGAATTTGTTGCGCCCGCGCATGCTCTTGCACTCGGGGCACTCGAACTCCGTGGTGCCGGGCTCCCACACCGCTGTCCACTCGTGGCTGCACCCCTGGCAGTACAACGCGCCAGCGATGTGCGGCTCGCGCTCTTTCTTGGCCTTGGCGAAGTCGATGACGTCAGTCATCTTCGTCCTCCTCCATCTGGTCCTGGATGAGCTGCACCTTCACCAAGTCAAGGCAGCCAAGCGCCGTTGGCAGCAGCATCGTCTCGTCGTACTTGTGGACGACCGCCAGCAGCTCCTCGACAAGCGCCGCGGTCAGGTTTCCCTGGTATCTCATTGCGGGAGCTCCTTGACCTGCGCCTCGAGGACCACAGGCTGTACGTTGTTGCTGAGACTGACGGACTGGCCACCACCCAGGTCGATGCTGATCTGGAAGCTCGGGCCTGTGTTCTGGACCTTCTCTTCCTTGGGCTCGAGGCCACCGGCTTTGAGCAGGGTTTTGAGGACCTCGTGCTTCTGGTTCAGGCTGGCATCCGAGCTCGAGGCGTGCAGGTACACCTGGTCGAGCAGCTCACCGGCCATCCATGCCGCCTTGGCCTTGAAGGTGACGCCGGTCTTCTCGTACTCGGCGCGTTTGGCCTGCACCTGGTTCTGGAACCACTGCTGGGATGCGAGCTCGAGGTAGGTCTCCATGGCCAGCCCGTGGCGGGCCGCGACGATCAGCTCGTCTTCCATCCCCAGGGCCAGGCTGGCCACCATTTCGTCCGAAATCTGGGGCCAGGAGACCGTTTTGGGCCTGTATTCAAGGGGTTCGTCCCCGATGTCTGGCACGTCAGGCAGCATTTTTGGCCTCCTGAGCGGCCTTTTCGGCCCGTTCCACCGCCTGGAGGTACTTCTCCAAGGCTGTTCGGACGATGTCCGCGGTCTTGACGCCCTTTCGGCGGGCCAGGGTGGCCGCCTTGTCGTGCAGTTCGTTGGGCAGGAAGAAGTTCCTGCGGACCATTTCAGCAGCCATAGCCAATGCAGAAGAGTTCGACCATGAGCTTCCACCAGACACCGAGGGCGATGACTGCCACGGCGTAGATGGCGACCAGAAGGGCCCAGTTTCCAAGGTTCTTGATGACGTTCATGGCGGGTTGTTAAGAGGTGTGTATGTGCATTGTAGGCGTTTTTTTCTGGTTGTGAAGGGGTCGGCGTGGGCGTTATGCAGAAGTTAGGAATGTTACGGCGGGACGATAAGGTAGGGTAAACCCTATGTCGGAGGGGGTTACGTGTGTATGTGGTTAAAAACTTGGCCTGCTGTGAGAGCCAGTCGTAGGGGTGGGGGCGGGGCTCGCGGCCTCGGGGACCCACCGCCGGGGGGCACCCGCTAACACCTGCGCCCTTAGTGTAGGGGGCAGCGGCTAACACCGAAGCCCCTGATGTGAGGCTCATCGCAGTCTCCGCACCGTCAAGGTGTTGTGCTCTGCCCCGTTCAATGCGGCTCCCCGGTTTACCCGGCTTGAGTGCGCCGTTCGGATAACGCAAAGCGCGGCGCTGGTGAATCGCGTCTTTAACAATTCGGTAGCGTTTTGGGGGTTTGGGTGAAGTAACCCCCCGGCGAAGTCCGCCCCATGACCTAACCCGCGTCAATGCGGCAGGGTCTAAACACGCCAAGCAAACGTGGGGGCGGGCTTTGAAGTGTGCATTGTCACAGTGCTCACTTTGAAGCCCAATCATTTACCAATCAAGGAATCATCATGAACGAAATCTCCGTTTTCTCGACCGACTCGACCAGCACCGTGATTTACATGGACAAAAAGGAACGCCGCTTCGAGCTGTCCAACGAAGCCGCGCTGTTCAAGGGTGGCCAAGCCCTCAAAGCCCTGAAAGATGTTGCGCTGCAAGTCGCTGGCAACAAAGCCGCATCGGGTCGCTATCGTGCCGCCGCCGACATTCTCGCGGTCGCTTTCCCCAAGCAGCACAAAGCCTTCGTGGGCTTCCTGAACTGCGAGCCCTGGGCCAATTCGTCCAAGATGTGCCTGTTCATCGAGAAGTGCGAGCAAGCCGAGCCCGGCAAGAACGGCTGGACCGCCAAGCAGCAATCCGCCCGTGCCCTGATGCAAGCCATGCGCCAAGCCATCCCCGCGCTCAAGGCCGAGACCGCCCAAGTCATCGAAGCCTAATCATGCCCCGCGTCCATCAAGTACCCAAGGGGACGCTGGGCGTCCCCCTCCCTGCCCTCCGTACCGGCGACATGGGTCGCCGACTCCAAGGCGGCTTGCCGCCCGTGCCATACCGCAATGCGTGTTCCAAGTGGGCATCATGCCCAACGAAGTGGGCCCGCGAGCCCTTCGCATCCAAGACAATCCGTGGCGAAGTGCTGTCGTCCAAGTTCGATTTGTAATTAGACAGCAGTTCGGAGCTGTCTAGTTGTCTGTCTAATTACCCCATGAACGTAAGTTGTTGATTTGTATAGACATTTCCAATTTATTTTTATGTAATTAGACAATTAGACAATTAGACAGCTTTTTAGAGGGTCAGAGACCTTTGGCGCGTGTGCGTGACGGCGAGTACCAAAAGACCGCCCAACATCTAACACTCCCAAAAAGGCTCTGACCCAAAACCACTCTGTCTAATTACCTGCCTAAAATTTAGGCAGTCCCCGCCAGCCCAGTATCCATGCGGGTTCCAGCCCACATACACACGCAAAAACAACTAGACAGCCCGTTTGCCTAATTACCGGGACACTCTGTCTAATTACCCGTATGTAGTACTTAAGTTACGGACATACACACCTCAATCATTCAACACATCGGAGACCTCAATGTCCCTCATGTACCTGCATCTGCGCCCCGCGCACCGCCAAGACCAGCCGTTCGATGACATGGACGACGACTATCTGCTGGCAGTGGACACCCACAGCACTCATCAATTCGCCAACACCGAGCCCGACCTGCACGACCTCATCATGGACACCTACAACAAACTGGGGCTGGCATGAACACCCAACACCTCACACAACAACCATCCATCACGGTCGAAATCCGAGACGTGTATGGCAACCCCACCGTGTACCCCATGGACGAAGCCGCCCGGTTGTTCGCAGACATTGCGGGCACCACCACGCTCACCAGCGCGACCATCAAGCGCATCAAAGCCCTTGGATACCACATCAACGTCACACAACGAAAGATCGAGATATGACATGGATAACCGTCGAAGTAGACGTTGACCTCAGTGAGTTCGACGACAGCGCCATCGAGGAGGAATACAACGACCGCGGGCTTGGCGACCAGCCGTCCGAGTCCGAGGACCGTGAGGAACTCATGGCCATACGCCAGCTCGTGCTGGCCGACAAACGCGACGAAGCCTACCGCCGCATGTATGACTACATCCGCAACCGCTTGGGGACAGCCATATGAAAGACCTACCCCAATGGATACAAGGCTGCTGGCACTTCTGCGCCTTCACGGGCCTGGCGTTCTGGTCCAACGTGCTCCTGAAGTTAATGGAGGCTTACGCATGACCAAATACAAACCCGGCGACACCTTCCGATGGGATGCGTTCGAGGTCGTGGCGCGGCATGACAACGACAACGGGTGCGATCACTGCATAGGCAAGCTGCACACCGACATATGCGACGCCCTGCCTGGCGGGTGCAACGACGACGAGATCATATGGGCCCCACTCAACGACACGGCCAGCCTCATGGTCGTCACACTCAAACTGGAAGGCAAGCCCATCTATGACTAGACACACCCAACGTGGCAGCGTCCCATCCGTATGGCAGGACGACGGGTTCGGGACACTGCAACGAATCACATTCGCACAACTGATCGCCCGCATCACCTCAGGGTGGCGTGAGCTATGAGCACAAACCTGTACCAGGCAAGGAGCAAGGCACTGCACGCCATCGCAGTGATGCAGTGGATGAACATGTCCGAGAAGGACCGCATCCTCGAGCTGGTCCGCTTCATCCGAGAAGACTTGGAGAGCCTCGACATGTCAGACCAAGAGCTGCTGTTGCTGCTCTACCCACCCGACCAACCACCTAAACCCAAGGAGACCAAATGAACATCGCATCCCGCGTAATTTTCGTGTCAGCACTCATCGGCGTCCTGCTCATGGACCTGCTCGTCTGGAGGCCTGGATGAGATGGGATGACGAATTCAAAGGTGGCCACGAATGCTACACATGGCACGACCTGCTGACTGGCGAAGGCACTGACAAAGACAAGCTGCTTGGCTACGTCAGGAGCAACCTCACCAACGGCGAGTTCCTGGCGTGCATCAACGACATGCGCAGCGACACCAAGAAGTTCAACAACCTCGAGGACGCCAAGGCCCACATCGTTGCGTACTACGTGACGCAGAAGCTGGAGGGCGCATGAACAGACCCTACGGCAAGGTCCTCACCGGTCACACTCGCCCCTACGGGTCGATGGTCGGCATCACATCCGAGCTCAAGTCAGCCATCTACTACGAGGGCTACGCCAGAGACGAGGACATGCCCGAGCTGCCGCGACCGCCAAGGGACGAGCCACCGGACTTCGTGCGCGAGCTCGAGGACCGCATCGACGCAGCACGCCTGTGCGAACTGCTGGCCAACAACTTGCAGCACAAGCGCCACTACCCCGTGATGTACATGGTCGAAGGGTTGGACATGACGCTGGACCGGGTGGGTGACATCTACGGTGTGACCAGGGAGCGCATCAGGCAGGTCAACCGCCAAGCACTGCGCGAATCACGCAGGCTGCTGATACGGACCAGAGCGAGGTTGAAATGAACTTCGTCTGGATGAACAGCGGCGCAGGGTACCACCGATGCACCAGTGACAGACCAGTGACGATCAAGGCACGCGACTTCGGCGGCCTCGACGTGCACGACGCACGCATCACAGACATGGGCTACATCCTGCCAAGGGATGGTCGGCTCATGGCCTGCATCTACGGAAGCGTGAACCCGGACTCCCCGGGCAAGTTCTTCGACAACATCGACGAGGCCAAGCGCTACGTCGAGGAGCAAGCGCTGTTAGGGTTAACCCTGAACAAGCTAACGCGATAACGTTGTGTCCCGCAGGCGACACACTAACTAACACATCATTGCTACCCTAACGATCTGTCGTGAGTCGTTAGGGGCGGGCACCCTATCACGCACCAACTCATTAACACAATCATTCACAAGGAATCATCATGCGTTACAGCAACATCAAGACGTCCATCGTCGAGCAGTTCAAGGCCCCCCATGGCAACAAGGTCGTGCCGTTCATCCTGGGTGCGCCCGGCGGTGGCAAGTCGGCATGTGCCCGTGACATCGTGGCCGAGCTGGGCGTCGATACCGTGGTCGAGTTCACCGCGTCACTGCGTGACCCCGTCGACGTGCTGGGCACCCCCAACAACACCGGCGAGTACACCCGCTGGGTTCCGCCCGAGGAGTTCTACAACCTGCGCTCCGGTCGTGCAGCACTCATTCTCGAGGAGCTGTCGGACGCGCCCATCCCCATGCAGAACGCGCTGTGCGGTGTCATCTACGACCGCCGTGCGGGCAACCTGCAACTCTCCCCTGACCTGTTCATCATCGCCACGGGCAACCGCACCGAGGACAAGTCCGGTGCCAACCGCATCACGTCCAAGCTGGCCAACCGCACCCGGCGCTTCGACTTCCAAGAGAACATCGACGACTGGACCGAGTGGGCGCTCGACAACGACATGGACCCCGTGCTCATCCAGTTCCTGCGCTTCCGTCCCGGCCTGCTGTCCGACTTCGACTCCAACCGCTTCGCCAACCCCACGCCTCGTGCATGGGAGCGCGTCAACCTCATCCCCTCGTCGCTCGACTCCGGCCTGTTCTTCGACAACGTGGCTGGCGAGGTCGGTGAGGGTGCAGCCGCCGAGTACACCGGGTTCCGCCGCATCTACATGTCGCTGCCCGACGTTGACTCCATCCTGCTCGACCCGGCAGGTGCCGACGTGCCGCAAGACCCCGCGACGCTGTACGCCCTGACCGGTGCGCTGGCTCGCAAGTCCACCAAGGACAACTTCGACCGCGTGTCCAAGTACCTGGGCCGCATGTCGCCAGAGTTCAACGTCATGGCCACCAAGGACGCGATCAAGTTGCAGCCGACCATCAAGCACTCACGCGCCTTCGTCGAGTGGGCAAGCAAGAACGCTGAGGTGCTGATGTGAGCGTCACGTACGGCAAGCCGTACCTGATGGGCCAAGGCAAGAACTTCTCGGAGTACTACCAACAGGTGTTCGTCGATGGGAAGTACATGCGCACCGAAGCCGTGGCACGTATCAGGCGCATCAAGTCCAAGGCGGGGGTCGGCAAGCCCATGCACAACCAGTACTACTACAAGGTAACTGACGCATGGTGGGCAACTGGGCCGTCACCCCTGTTCACATCCCACGACGAGGCGCTTAACTGGCTCATCGCAACGAAGGCACTGGGATGAGCTACGCCTACTCCAACTACAGATGGGAGAGACCCGGTCGCAAGGGTGACCGGTACTACTACAAGCGCGATGTGCTCTGGTCATACAACCCGACCCGCAAACCCGAAGAGCAGTTGCTGGCTACCGTCACCTACGACGCGGACTCCAAGTCACCGTACTGGGGCAAGTGGCACGTCAACATCGGCGCTCAGTCACCTGAGCTCTACGCACTGCGCGTGTCTGACATACCCAAGTTCAGCAGCAAGGACGACGCCATCGCATGGGTGACAGCAATGGTGAGGCTAAGCATATGAGCTACGTCTGGGAAGAGGAGTTGATGCCCCTCTACCAATTCGGCGACGAGACGAAGTGGCAGGTACAGCACCACCTCAAGAAGGTCTGGGACAAGGACCCCTTGGAGAAGCAGTTCGCCAACCCACTGCGCGGCGTATGGAAAGTCACCGTGGCATGGGTCACCAAGATCGGCGACCGCAAGTGGGACTGCCAATTCGTCAATCACAACGGGAGCCGGACGTTCCGCTCCCTGAAAGCAGCCAAGGCGTACGCCGTGGCAATCATCACACTGGAGAACTAATCATGCTCACACGCGTCAACAAACTCTCTGACAAGGCACTCCTCGTCAAGCTCACCATCAAACGCGCAGCACTCACCAAGCGCGACCACTGGCTGACGTCCAAGATTCAAGCCCAAGAGGGTGACCAGTCGCTCACGGTGCTGACCAAGCTGTTCCGTGACAAGGCATCACCCATTAACCAGATCATGCAGTCGGTCAACGAGGTGTACGCCTACCACCGCAAGCACACCCTGCCCTACGTGGACGCCGGTCCCCGCATCCTGCCCAACGACCTGTACATGGACTACACCGCGGAGATGAAGCACCGCATCGCCAAGGTGGACAACCTGCTGGCCAACTACATGCCGCACTACGACGACCTGGTCAACGAGGACGTGATGTATCGCAACGCAGGCCATGCCGCTGGGCGAGCCAACGCATCCGAGTACCCCAGTGCTGAGTCCTTCCGGCAGTCGGTGTCCGTCGAGTTCAGGTTCAGCCCCATGCCCGACTCGCGCCACTTCCTGTTCGACCTGTCCGACGAGGACCTCAAGTCCTTCGAGGAGGCCGAGCAAGAGGCCATGGCTACAGCCAACACAGACACCATCCAGCGAATGATGAAGCCCCTCGCCTCGCTCGTGTCCCGGCTCAAGGAATACCAAGGCCAGAAGGGCGAGCGCTTCCACAACGGCCTGATCGAGAACGTCATCGAGGGTTGCGACCTGGCCCTGCGCTTGGCCATCAGCCCGCCGCAGGAGCTGCGTGACCAGATCAACGAGCTGCGCACCACTGCCAAGGCCTGCCTCGACGACGTCGAGATCATCAAGGGTTCGGCCAACAAGCGCGACGAGGCCAAGCGCCGACTCGAGGAAGTGGCAGCCCGCATGGGAGCGTTCGCATGAAGACCAGTGAACTGACAGGCGCTGCCCTTGATTGGGCGGTGGAGAAGTGCGAGAAGCTCGGCAGAGACTTTATGTTCAAACCATCAACCAACTGGTCGCATGGTGGGCCGATCATTGAGCGTGAGGGTTTGGGCGTATCGCAGTACAACAACATTCCAGACAGACCAGAGAACCGATGGCTGTGCATGAAGTATGAAACCGGAATGCTTGTTGGAAACAGCAAGTCCCTGTTCGCTTACGGCCCAACACCCTTGATCGCAGCCATGCGCTGCTACGTGGCCAGCAAGTTGGGTGATGAAGTGGAGGTACCCGATGATGTTCACTGAGCTCGAGTACGTGCTCCTGCTGGCCTGTGCGGTGTTGCTGTGGAGGGCATCCGCACTGCGCCGCGCTCTCGACCGAGAGAGTGCCAGGGCCAACCGCTACGCCGACAACCTCATCCTCATCTACGAAGGCAAAGGCAGCGTCGTGAAGGACGACGAAGGCCGATACATGTTCAAACACAAGGAAACCAATCAATGACAACACACTCACACTGGCGCATCGCAGCACTGGCCAAGACCATGGCCATGAAGTGCACCGTCGAGCTCAACCCCGAGCACATCACCAAGCGGGTCAAGACCAGCATCAAGAAGCAACTGCGTTCGGGACGCATCACTGGCGGCTATCGGTCACAGGCGGCAAGCATCGCCGATGAGATCGTCAAGAAGTTCGAGCTGCCTGTGTCCCGCGATAGCTGGAGTGGCGTGCGTCTGTCGAACGTGTGCTACGAGGCCAAGTTGCGAGTGTGTGAGCTCTTCGAGGCTGACTGGGCGGCGGAGTTGCTCGAGCGCCCACACCTGGCCGCGCACCGGTACTACAGGGAGCGGTACGAGGAGACCATGGACAACCTCAGTCGCCACACAAGCAACGACTTCTACGTTGGGTTCAATGACAAGACGCTCGCCGATCAAGCGCGTGCAGTCTTGGCCGAGTACATCACTGACGCAGACAAGCAACGCATCGAGGACGTCATCCGACTGCTCGACACCGACCAACCCATTCACATCACCACATATCAATAAGGAATCAACATGGCAGTTACCAAACTCGACCGGGCCAAGGTGGCCATCGTCACCCAGCACCCGTTCTTCGCCTCCATCCTCATGAAGCGCAAGCTCATCGTGGACAACACCATCCCCACTGCCGCCGTCGACCAGCGCGGCCAGATTTACTACAACGAGAAGTTCGTCGAGGGGCTGTCTGTCGACGAGCTCGTGTTCCTGCTGTGCCATGAGGTCGGCCACGTCATCGGTCAGCACGCACTGCGCCGCGGTGCACGTCACGCTCGCAAGTGGAACATCGCCGGTGACGCATGGATCAACGACATGCTCAAGGACGCAGGCATCGGCCAGTTCATCGAGGGTGGCGTCAACATGCCCGGCTCCAAGGACGAGACCGTGGACGTCATCTACAACAAGCTGCCCGACCAGCCTGACGGTGGTGGCGGCGGTGGACCCGGCGGTATCGGTGACGACCTGATCGAGCGCGGCTCAGCACTCACTCCCGAGGAGGCCGACCGCATCGACGCCGAGACCCGTGTCGAGATCGCCCAAGCAGCCCAGGCAGCCAAGGCCCAAGGCAAGATGCCCGGTGGCCTGGCCAAGATCGTCGCCGACCTGATCGACCCCGGCACGCCGTGGTACGAGATTCTCGAGCGCTACATGACCAGCATGACCCGCGGCGACTACTCGTGGGCACGACCCAACCGTCGCTTCCTGTCTCACGCATACCTGCCCTCCACCGGCAAGGTCGCCGAGATGGGTGAGATCGTCATCCAGGTCGACGTGTCCGGCTCCATCAGCAAGCTCGAGCTCGACCACTACAACGGCCACCTGCAACGCATCGTCTCGCAGTGCAACCCCGAGCGTGTGCACGTCTTGTACACCGACACTGCGGTGGCTAAGCACGAGGTCTTCGAGCAGGGTGAGGAAGTGGCCCTCACGTTCTACTGCGGCGGCGGCACTGACATGGAGGAAGGCTTCAACTACGTCGCCAAGGAAGGCATCGACCCCGAGATGTTCATCTGCCTGACCGATGGGTACACCAGCTTCGATGCCGCTAACACCCCCGCCTACCCTGTCATCTGGTGTATTTCCAGTGACATCGAGGCCCCTTACGGGGAGAACGTGCACTTTACCTTGGAGCAGAAATGAACCCATCCACCAAACTCACCGACGACTTCGACCGCCTCATGGACAGCTACGCGCAGTTGTTCAAGCTGGCGCACGACGCGTTAGGTCCAGGCAAAACGCAAGAGGAACGCAATGTCGTCAGAGCAGCGCTCAAAGACTACCTCGACAAGAAGTGACTACGGGTTGATGGATGAGGTTCACTTCACCATCAACCACAACAAGCACGGTTGGTTCATCACGGAGATAAGTCCCCGAGGTATGCCGACCATGACACACGGTCCGTTCAAGGACCCGATCAACCGACTGGACGCAATGTCCATCCTCATCGCAATCACTAAACTGGATTAACACCATGGCAACCGTAGGAATTTCCCGAGACCTTATCAACCGAGTCAAGACCAAGATCAACGGCATGCGCAAGGCAGAACGTGCAGGCGACCTGCCCAACATCGACAAGAACTACAGCGTTGACGCCAGCATGCTCTACAACATCGGCTGCTGGGGTGCCGAGCACGTCCACCTGCTCAACATGATCCCCAAGGAATGGCTGTGCAAGACGACCGAGGCCAACATCACCATCGCGGGCTGGACCGACGAAGCCGTAGCGCTCAAGACCAGCGTGCGCTTCACCGGCATGACGTTCGCATACAACCGACCCAAGGACAGCTACTACGTCAAGTCCGACTCCGAGCTGACACTCGATGAGGTGCGTGCGTTCCCCGAGGAGACACCAGGCCGCGCCGAGCTGCTGCAACGCTGGGACGACGCCGTCATCGAGAAGGCCATCAACGCTCGATGGGATAAGGTCGAGACCGACGTCACCGAGTTCCTGAACAAGTGCAAGTCGCTCAACGAGGCAGTCAAGTTGTTCCCCGGCGTTCGCATGTACATCCACTGGGAGGACCTCGAGCGCCTCGACCGCAAGGCCGAGCGCCCCACTCAGCGGGCCAAGATCGTCGAGGAAGTTGACACCGAAGGCCTGACCGCTGCGGCAATCGCTGCGAAGTTGGCCATGGCAGCGTAAGGAGATTCCCCATGAACACCAATGCACTGCGCCATGTGCGCAAACTCTTCAACTGCGACTGGGTACCTGCCGAGCACAACCGATCCTACCAACGTCAGTGGGTTAGGCAGGTGCGTCTCCTAGGTGACAAGTGGCTACTTGCCAAGCCAGTACAACGCGTTAACATCAACTCCTAAATCATTAACACAATCAATGACATGGCCCTTTCCACAGTTCCCCAACCCACTGGATCAGGGGCGCAAGCCCCCGCCATTCAACCCGAACAACCACGAGGACTCACCGTTCGTGAGCGGTTCAACAACCTGAGCGCCAGGCAGCAAGACGAGATACTCGACAAGCACCGCCACTGGAATGTAGAACACATCGACTGGTGGGATGGTGTATACGACTGCTTCAAGGCAGACATGGATGCCATCGGCATAGACGTAGACAAGATGTACTTCAGCGGCTTCTGGTCACAGGGTGACGGTGCATGCTTTGAGGGGTCTGTCAACGACTGGCCCAAGTTTTTGGCATCGCTGGGGTACACCTGCCCAGCACTCATCGCGCTGGCCGAGACTGGCTGGCGCTTCGGTGTTGAGCACAAGGGTCACTACTACCACGAGAACTGCACACGCTTCGACGCATGCCTCAACACGCTCGACAGCAACGACGCGGTCGACGATGACGACTTCGCACAGACCTTCTCCCCGTACCAGTCAGAAATTCAGACCGCCGCATGGATGGCGCTGATCGCCGACTACACGCGCCTCGACCTTGAGGAGCGGTTCGAGGAGGCGTTCAAAGACCACATGCGTGCGCTGTACAACCAGCTCGAAGCTGAGTACGACCACCTGACATCCGACGAGGCCATCCTCGACTCGTTGGAAGCCAATGACCAACTCGAGGACGCAATCATTTCAATCACTGAAGAGGAAGAATATGCCTGATCTCAAATCACAACTCGCAGAAGTTAAACACAAGCTCGCAACCATGGCGTTCGACGACAGCGGCGAGGCCACTGAGGCACCCGCTCCGACCGGGGGCCAGAGCCAGTCTCGAAACATATGGCTCAGCATCAAGGACCACCCAGGCAGCACTGCTGCTGAGGTCGCGGAGCGCATTGGCGTTGACAGGTCGAGCGCATCGACGCTCACCTCGCAGATGTTCCTCAAGGGCATCCTGAAGCGTACCAAGGCAGATGCGGACAGCACGTATCGCTACTCGGTCGCCGACCCCAACTATGTGCCGATGTCCAAGCAGCAGGCAATCGAGCGTGCCATAGCGGCCAAGAGCGCGGGCACCAAGAAAGCCAAGACCAAACCCAAGGCCCCTGCAAAGAGTCTCGCCCAAATGAAGAGTGAGATCGTTGGGGTCAAGCCAGCAACCGACCCGAGCAGCATCCTGGCCGGACTCAATGTACTGCAAGCCCGTGCGCTGTACGACGAGCTGAAGAAAATCTTCGGGGCGTGAGCATGTATCACCTGCCCAACATACCCAACCCCGTCGAGCATGGCTACGGCGGCGGCGAATCGCTCAACATCCGCAGGCTGCAAGAGTTCTGCAACATGACCAACAGCAACTTCAGTACGGTGGACGCCGCGGTGGATAGCTTGCGAATCCGATTGGTCGAAGTCAATGCCATCAACAAACAACTCACCCAGCTCCTCAACTGGATCGCAGTAACCAACCCACAAATCCTCGATGAATTCCAAACCACCGCACATGCCTTCGACAAGCTCGTACCAAGAAACGACGGAGGCGAAGATGTCCCGTGTGCATCCCCTTAAACACTGCGTTAACTGTGGCAACAACGCCGACCCTCGTGGTGGCGTCGACCTGCGTGGCAAGTGGCACTGCGCCAAGTGCTGGGTCAAGTTCATGAACGGATCAATCAGATGAGCACCAAGACAACAAGCGACCGCATGGCCCTGGTGGACGTTAACCACCACTGGAAGCCAATCGACAAGAACAACCCGCCGCCCTTCGGCGTGAAGCTGCTGCTCATCGAGCGCAAGTACGGCGTGGCCGTCATCAGCAACTACCAATCAGGCTCGACATGGACGCACTACGCCGGGCTGCCGACCTTTGAAAGAAGCGAATGATCGACCCCAAAACCAAACGCATCACCATCCCGGTGACACAAGACGTTGACCTGATACGTGAGCGCCTGGCTGCCGACACCGGCATCACCATGAGCTACGTGCAGATATTCAACTTCCTCGTGCACTTCTATGTGGCGCACGCCGACGAGCCCAAGACCAAGTGGAGATCGCTGCGTGCGAAAGCAGAGTAAGTACCGACCCAAGGGTGTGCGCATCGACGCCGTGAGCTGGGTGCTGAGCGGCATGCGACCCATGCGTCTGCACAGTGAAGCAACGACGCTGCGACTGAAGAACCACGCCGCGATGAAAGACATGGTCGAGGGTCGCGCTGACCGCAACACCGTTGACGTGCTGATCGCTGCGATGAACATGACCGAGGCGCTGTCCCTGGTGCGCGACGAGCTGGGTGCGGACTGGCGTGCCGAGATCACCGCTGCGCAGAACGCGCTGTTCACCATGGCTCAACGCGGTGTCAACAAGAACAACACCTTCCTGTTCACAGGACCGGAGCTTACAGCCATGAACATTGCCATGGAGATTCACGACGCACAGATTGACAACTGCACCATCAAAGAACTGGAGAAAGCCATGGACCTCATAGAGAAGACCATCCGCAACAACAAGGCCCGAGCCATTGTGACCCCCAAGCCATCATGAGAACATCCACTGCCAAACAAGTTAGGGCCTTGCTGCGGGCCAACCCCGACGGGATGACCGTCAGACAAATCAACGACGTCCTACACCGGACCGATTCCAATCTTCGCCGTGTCCTGCAAGACATGCCGGACACATACATCGACCGCTGGGAGCTGCGTGCACGCAAGACTCCCGCCGCCGTCTGGTGCGTCGTCGTTCCCCCCGAAGACTGCCCGAGACCACGAAAATGACCGAAGACCACGACCAGTACCTAACCAGAATCATCCGCATCGAAACGCGCATCGCACGAATCATGGATGCAATGGGGCTGCCCACCAGAATGGACGCGGAGGACCTAACAAAGTCGCCGTTCGCCACCCCACAACCCATGGACAAGCGCCTTGCCCGAATCGAGACACGCATCTTCAAGCTCATGGAAGCGATGAGCATCAACCCTAGAACAGGAAAGAAACTATGACTGAACAGACCATCGAAGTGTTTGACCCTGGCCACCCAGAAGTCAGCCCACAAGACCACCCCATGTACCCCATCTTCATGGCAGCTATCGAGCAGGCCATGTTCGGCAAGGGTGGACGCCACGGCGGCAACGCCACGCCGTTCTTCGAGCAGCCCTGGGTGCACTACGCAAAGATGCACGGCAGGGGTTTCCTCACCGGCCAGGCCGCCAAGAAGCTCGAGGAGGCCGCCAGCACCCGCACGGGCACAGCGTTCGAGACGGAAGTCTTCGGTGCCATGGTGTACCTGGCCATGGCAGTCCTCGATGAGCGAGGTGCCGCCAATGTTTAAAGACCTCATGCACAGCCTCATGGGCAGCAACATCACCAACCAAGCCCTCGCGTCCGGCCTGACACCGGGCCAACTCAGTGCGGCCATGCAGAACTCGATCCTGCGGCAGGAACCCAAGCGCTTCAACAGCAGCAAGAAAATCTTCGACGGTCGCATCGAGGTGCAGCAGGTGGCCAACGGCTACGTCGTCAACATCGGCGTCAAGGAAGGCTACGAGTACACCACGCACATCGCCTCGAGCATCACCGAGGTCAACGAGATCATTGCAGCAGCGATGGTCGCATTCCAACTGGAGAACAAATGACCGTCAAACAACTGATACGCAACTGGCTAATGTCCAACGAGCCAATACTGGCGGTGCCGACTCAAGAAGCGCAGCTCTCCGAGCGTGCAGCAGGCAACGGCCAGCCGTCATACCGAGTGACCTTAGTGAAGGCCATGAACGGCAGGCTCTTGGAGATCGGCGTGTACAAGCCCAACCCCCGCGGCCCTGACTGGACGTACGAGCTGTACGTCATCAACGACAACGAGACCGTGGCCGACGCGATAGCGAAGGTCCTCGCAATCAAATCGCTGGAGAACTAATGAGCGCAGACCAAATTGAACTGTGGCACAAGCGTGCCCGCCCCTCCCCCACCGCCGCCGACTTCAACGTGCAGCTTGGATGTCACTTCGAGGAGATCGAAGAAATGATGCGGGCCATCAAGGCCAGCGATGAAGAGCTGTGGTGGGACGTACGACTCCAGGTCCTGACGTTGTCCAAGCTGCTCAAGGGTGGCTTCCTTACGGCCACCATCACCGACCGCAAAGAACTCCTCGACTCGCTGGCCGACCAGGGGGTGACAGGCATTGGTGTTGGCCACTGCGCTGGCATGAAGACAGCCGACGCAATCGCTGCCGTGAACCGCAGCAACTTCAGCAAGTTCGACAAGAACGGCATGCCCATATTCAACGAGCAGGGCAAGGTCATGAAGGGACCTGACTACACTCCACCAGACTTGGAAGGTCTCTACTGATGCAACTCATAACACTCGACTTCGAGACCTACTGGGACTCGAACCACACCCTGAGCAAGATGTCCCCCGCCGAGTACGTCATGCACCCGGAGACGGAAGTGCAGTCGGTCTCCATCAAGATCGGCAGCGGCTCGACATACGTGCTGTTCGGCGAAGACAAGATCGCCAAGCACCTGGCCAGCATCGACTGGTCCGACACCATGGTGATCGGCCACAACATGTCCGGCTTCGACGCGATGATCCTTGCATGGCGCTTCAACGTGCGTCCCAAGATGTATGGATGCACCGCAGCAATGGCCCGCAGTCAGTACAGCAAGACGGGATGCAACGTGGGGGGTAAATTTCTCACGGGGGTCTCACTGAAAAAGCTGGCCGCGGAACTGGGTGTCGGCATGAAGCTCGACCTCGAGGCGACCAACACCAAGGGCAAACACCTGTGCGACTTCAGCGCCGATGAGTTGGCCAGCATGGAGGAGTACAACAAGGTCGACACCGACCTGTGCTATGCCATCTTCAAAAAGCTCTACCCCTCGTTCCCCAAGCAGGAGCTGCTGCTCATCGACATGACGACACGCATGCTGGTCGAGCCAAAGTTCGTGCTGGACTACGACATGGTCAACAAGGCGCTCGACGACGTGAAGGAAGAGAAGCGCCGCTCGCTGCTGGAGCTGGCCCACACGCTGGGTGTCGATGAGTACGCAGCCAACACGCTCGAGCACGGCATCACCATCGAGGAGCAGATTCGCACGGAGCTGGCATCCGCTGCCAAGTTCGGAGCCCTACTAAACAAGTTGGGTATTGAGACGCCGATGAAACAGTCGCCGACCAACCCCGACAAGATGACACCGGCGCTGGCCAAGACCGACGACGCGTTCATCAAGCTGCAAGAACACCCCAACCCGCTGGTCGCCGCTGCTGCGCAGGCCAGGCTGGAAGTTAAGTCCACGCTGCTGGAGACACGTCTGCAAGCGTTCCTGCGAGCCGCCGATGCGTGCGACGGCAAGATACCCGCGCCGCTCAAGTACGCCGGTGCTGACACCACTGGCCGCTGGTCCGGTGAGCAGTACAACATGCAGAACCTGCCGCGCATCGACCCCAAGAAGCCTCGCGCATCCGACGCCCTGCGCATGTCGCTCAAGGCACCCAAGGGTCAGAAGGTCATCGTGGCCGACCTGTCCGGCATCGAGCTGCGCGTCAACATGTTCCTGTGGAAGGTGCCCTACGCGATGGAGCTGTTCAAGGAAAGCCCGGACAAGGCTGACCTGTACAAGTACTTCGCTGCTCACGACCTGTACAACATTAGTGAAGACGCCGTGACAAAGAACCAGCGCCAGGTGGGCAAGGTCTCTCACTTGGGTCTGGGCTTCGGTGCTGGCGGTGCCACGTTCCAGAAGGTGGCCAAGCTCATGGGCGGCGTGGACATGGACCTGGATGAAGCAACGCGTGTCGTCAACACATACCGCGAAGCGCACGGCGAGATCGTGAACGGCTGGAGACGATTCCAGGACAGTCTGCCGCACATCCTCCAAGGCACCGAGTCGTTCATCGACCCGTGGGGTTTCTGTGTGACCGAGAAGAACGCGGTGCGACTGCCATCCGGTCGACGCATCCACTACCCCGATCTGGTTAAGCAGCGCGACAACGGTAAGTCGGAATGGTGGTACGGCAACGGTCGCTCCAAGGCTCGCATCTACGCCGGGAAGGGTGTGGAGAACCTGGTACAGGCGCTTGCCCGTGACGTGATCGCCGAGCACGCGGTCAAGTTCTTCAAGGCCACCGGCTACCGGCCAGCACTCACCGTTCACGACGAGCTGGTGTACTGCGTGCCCGAGGGCGCAGCCGAAGACTTGCTTGGCATCCTGCAACACATCATGCGCCGCGGCGTGTCGTGGTGGCCAGAGCTCATTACATGGAGCGAAGGCGACATCGCAGGGTGCTACGGCGAGGCGAAGTGACTTGATGGGGGAGTCAACACCATGTAGCCTGCTCTGACTGTATTCGACAGCAAGCAGGCCCAAACATGAAGTACGACCTGGCCAGAGCAAGGCAGGCAGTTCAGTTTCTGGTGGACTCTTCCTACTTCCATCACCATATCAAGAAGTTGCGCACGACTGTTGAGAAACCACGTTCGATGCCCTTCAAAGACGATGCTGAAGTGCTTAACGAACTCCTCACTATCGGGCGGCAGAACGTCGCGGCGATGGAGAACCTCATTGGTGTTGCGGAGTTCAAACGCAGCAGCAAGAACGACTACCAGCGCAACTACATGGCGGCCAAGCGCCAGCGCGACCGCAAGGTCTATGAGCTCGAGGAGCTGATGACCGGCAAGGCGCTGACGCAGGACGCCCGGACCAAGGTGCTGCGCCGCCAGTACGAAGTCTGGAACAAGGAAAAGGACGCCTACCTGAAAGGGCTAGGCGAGATCGCCTGGGCTGAGCGCAACGAGGCCACCCGAAAGTTCTGGGAGCGCAAGGAGCACGAGCTCGACGCCCTCATTACCGAGGCCAAGGCCAACGGCCCAGTCAAGCGCAAGTACCGCGTCGTGGTGGCCAAGGAGCCCAAGACGGCATTCGGGAAAGCCCTAGTCTCCGCCGTGACACAACAGCCTAACAAGTCCGTTGACAAGAGGCGCTGAAGTGATACAGTAGAAACTCACAACAACGACCCCAGCCACCGAATGGTGCTCTGGGGCATTACCGCATTGGACGCACGCATGGCAAATCCGGCATGGACCTATTCGCAGCTCGACACGTTCGAGTCCTGTCCCCGCAAGTTCTACCACACCAAGGTCCTGCGGGACGTCGTAGAACCCCCGACCGTTCATACCGAGTGGGGCACCAAGGTCCACACCGCGTTCGAGGACTTCGTCAACGACGGCGTCATCCTGCCGGAAGGCATGACCCAGTGGCAGCCACTGGCCAACAGCATCGTAAAACTGCCCGGACAGAAGTTAACGGAACAAAAATATTCACTCGACCGTGACTTCCAGCCAACGGAATGGAAGGGTTCGTGGACGAGAGGCATCGCTGACCTAGTGGTCATCCACGGCAAGAAGGCCGCGGTCATGGACTACAAGACCGGCAAGCGCAAACCCACCGAACAGCTTGATCTATATGCGAATTACATCTTCCACTACCACCCAGAGGTGCAACAGGTAACAACTGGGTTCGTGTGGCTGAAGGAAAAACGCATAGATTGGAAGCCAGTGCAACGTGAACAATTGCCCATCATTTGGCAGGGCTTGCTCCCGCGTGTAGCCAAGCTAGAGTCCGCATACGAGCGTGACCGTTGGCCCGCCAAGACCTCCGGCTTGTGTAACGGCTGGTGCCCAGTCACCTCGTGTGAGTTCAACAAAAAGAAGGGCTAAGCATGACACCTGAAGGGAAAGTTAAAGCAGCGGTGAAGAAGTACCTTCAGGCGCAAGGCGTGTGGTTCTGGATGCCCGTGTCCAACGGCATGGGCCAGGTCGGTATCCCCGATTTCATCTGCTGCTACAACGGCACATTCTTGGCCATCGAGACCAAGGCACCCGGCAAGCTGTCCAACGTGACGGCAAACCAGCAACGAGTCATAGACGAGATCAAGACGCACGGCGGCTTGGCCCTTGTCGTCGACAGCGTCGACAGCCTCATACCCACCATCGAGTTTCTGAAAGGAGATCACCCATGACACAGTCAACTAAGCGTAAGTTAGAGTATCAAAAGGCATACAACGCCAGACCGGAGGAAGTCGCCAAGCGTGTCAAGAACAACGCTGCGCGGCGCGAAGCCATCAAGGATGGCCGAGCCCGTGTCGGCGATGGCAAGGACGTGGCCCACAAGAAGTCGCTCGAGAACGGCGGCGGCAATGGCAAGGGCAACACCGTGGTGCAGAGTCGCGCAGAGAACCGCGGCTGGAGGAAGGGCAGTGGCTCTTACAACCCTGACAAGTGAACTGGGCAGTTGGAACCGCCCACCGAGCTACACCCGCGCCGCACCACTCCCCTGGTTTGGCCGGGCCGTACCGGACAAGATCACCAACATCTCCGTGATGCGCGATCACATCAATGACGTGCTGCTGGTTCGATGGCGAATCAAAGGCGACCCAGACATCCATGAGATGCCATTTGCACAAACCGACGAAGGAGTCATGGCCGCACTGGCTGCAATGAAACTCACATGCTGATCTACAAAGACAAAAAGGCGGTCGTACTCAAGCTGCGCAATCCTTCACGAGTAACGACAGTCATCCCCACCGCAGTCGTGGTGGACCACAAAGGACAGAAGCTGGTAGCGGTGCCGCACAGGCCCGACGAGACGCGGGTGCTGCGCAACCTTGGGTTCGACATCCCGGACCCGATGCCCATCCACTACCAGTTCCCGAAGGTGAGCGGGCGTCACGACCCGTTTGCCGCGCAGCGTGACACTGCATCGTTTCTGGCGATGCACAGCAGGGCCTTTTGCCTCAACGGCATGGGCACCGGCAAGACCAACAGCGCCCTCTGGGCGTATGACTACCTGCGACGCACCAAGCAGGTCACGAAGATGCTCGTGGTGTGCCCGCTCTCGACCATGGAGAGAACCTGGGCGGACTCGGTGTTCAACACCTTCCCCCACCTCGATGCGGTCGTGCTGCACGGCACACGCGAGCGGCGCATCAAGCTGCTCAAGCAGGACGTTCACATTTACATCATCAACATCGACGGGCTGTCGGCCATCAAGGACGAGCTGGCCAAGCGCCCTGACATCGACCTGGTTGTAATCGACGAGCTGGCCCTGGCCCGCAACTCGAGCACCGACCGCTGGAAGCTGCTGAACACGATCTGCAACAAGCAGGCCGTGCGCCGTGTGTGGGGCATGACCGGGTCGCCGACCCCGAACGCTCCGACCGATGCGTGGGCGCAGTGCCGACTGGTGACGCCTGACAACCCGCTGGTGCCCAAGTACTTCGGCGCGTTCCGCGACAAGGTCATGCGCCAGCTCACGCAGTTCAAGTGGGTCAACCGACCCGAGGCCAACGACGTGGTGTGGCAGATGATGCAACCCGCGATCCGCTTCTCCTTGGACGACTGCACCGACCTGCCAGAGCAGACCTTCATCACCCGCGAAGTGGAGATGACACCCGAGCAGAAGAAGGCCTACAAGGACATGCTGTCCAAGCTGGCCACCGATTACCAGGGTGGGCAGATTCTTGCAGTCAACGAGGCCGTCAAGGCCAACAAGCTGATTCAGATCGCGTGCGGCGTGGCCTACGGCACCAACGGCGAGGAGGTGGTGATCCCATCCAAGCCCCGCATGGACGTGCTGAAGGAAGTCATCGAGCAGTCCGAGGGCAAGGTCATCGTGTTCGTGCCGCTCACCGCGGCGCTCGAGGCGGTGGCAGCAGAGCTGCGCCATGACTGGTCGGTCGAGGTTGTCCATGGGCAGACGAGCAAGTCCGAGCGTGACCGCATCTTCGGGGCCTTCCAGCGCCACCCAGACCCACGGGTGCTGGTGGCCAACGCGGCTGCCATGAGCCACGGCCTGACGCTCACCGAGGCCACCACCATCGTGTGGTACGCCCCAGTCCACAGCAACGAGACCTACGAGCAAGCCTGTGCCCGCGTGCGCCGCCCCGGCCAGACCCGGACCACCGTCATCGTGCACATCGCGGGCTCAGACGTCGAGCGACGTGTGTACAAGCGGTTGCAGGACAAGCAGTCGATGCAGGGGTTGCTGCTCGACATGATGAAGGAACGACCCGAATGAAAAAAGTTAGGAGGTACCCCTTGACGAACCGGCAATAAGCAACTACATTCATCCACATACAACAGGAGCTAACAATGAAACTGTCAGAAGCAGTTAGTCTGTACATCCAGATGCGTGACAAGAAAGCGCAGATGAAGGCAGACTTCGAGGCGAGCGTCGCTCCCCTCACCGAGAAAATGGACAAGCTCGAGGCCAAGTTGCTCGACGTGTTCAACAAGACCGGCATGGATTCGGTGAAGACCGAGTTCGGCACGGCATACGCCACCACGCGTACCACGGCCAGCGTCGCTGACCGGGAGGCCTTCATGGAGTACGTGAAGGCCAACGAAGAATGGGCGTTGCTCGAAGTCCGCACGTCCAAGACGGCGGTCGAACAGTACCGCGCCGCCAACGACAACGAGCTGCCGCCGGGGATCAACCTGCGCGAAGAGCGTGTCGTCAACATCCGCCGTTCGGCGTAAACTCCTAACCCTTCACTGGAATCAACATGAACATCATCCCATTCGACGGTGCCAAAGGCCTGCCCGCGTACCTCAAGAAAGTCGACGTCTCGGCGCTCAACGCTGACCTCACCTCCCACGCCGGTGGCGGCTTCCCGGTCATCTCCATCAAGGGCAAGGTCTTCGCCGTAGTGCGTGACGGCGAGCGCGAAGTGCTGCGCAACCCGAAGGACCCCGAGAGCGCGGCCACCAGCCTGAACGTAGTGTTGCTAAAAGCCAACAAAGGCACCAGCAAGGTCTTCTACATCAAGGGCTACGACCCCAAGGAGTCCGAGAACCAGAAGCCCGACTGCTACTCGCAGGACGGCGTGGCCCCCGCCGCCGACGCCAAGGCCCCTCAGGCCAAGAAGTGCGCCACCTGCCCGCACAACCAGTGGGGCTCGCGCATCACCGAGAAGGGTGCCTCCAAGGGCAAGGCCTGCTCGGACACCGTGCGCATGGCCGTGGCTCCCGCCGGTCAGTTGAACGACCCGATGCTGCTGCGTGTGCCGCCCGCATCCATCAAGGGCCTGGGCGAGTACGGCCAGATGCTGGCCAAGCGCGGCGTGGGCTACAACATGGTGGTCACCAAGGTCGCCTTCGACATGGACGCCGAGTCGCCCAAGCTCACCTTCACCCCCGTGGGCCTGCTCGATGACGACGGCTTCAACGAAGTCCAAGAGGCGCTGAACTCCGACATCGTCAGCAACATCCTGGGTGCAAGCCTGGCGACCGTTGCCGCTGCCGTGGAAGCCGCCCCGGCTGCCGAGGCCGAGGAAGTCGAGGCCCCCAAGGCCAAGCCCGCAGTGTCCAAGGCCAAGGTCGTGACCGATGACGAAGTCGAGACCGCGGTCGCCGCTGCCGAAGCCCCCAAGGCCAAGGCTGCACCCAAGCCCGCTGCCAAGCCCGTGGCCACCGTCGATGACGACATGGACCTCGACCTGGACGGCATCAGCTTCGACGACTGATTCCGAGGGGGCTTCGGCCCCCTCCCCTTCAACCCAACAACAAACAGAAAGCGCATATGACCTTCACCATCAACATGACAGCCGACCAGATCAACGCTGTCTTCGCAGGCCTGAACAAGCTCGAGCATGGGCAAGCCCGGGGCCCCTTCGATCACATCCTCAGCCAAGTGCAGAAGCAAGAAGCCGCAGCACAAGCCGCAGCACAAGCCGCCCCCGCTCCAGAAGCCGCCCAGTCAACTGGCCTCAGCGACTGAGTTAGGGTTTACCCTAGGAGCCCGCTTGCGGGCTTTTTGTTTTTCTGGAGTACCAAATGCGTTGCTTTTTTACAACAGGGGCGTGCGTTATCGCATGAGGGTGGCATGAACACCCTCGACTTCCTCAAGACGATCCTTCCAGAGCACGGTATCCACTACCTGGCGCTCTTCCAAGAGGGTCATAGATTCCCAGGTCACAAGGTCTACCTGGACCTTGAGACGATGGCTGACGCCATCGACAACATGGCGGGCTCCAAGAGCCTGTCCGTCTACCATGCTTGCGCCAGCTACCAGCGTGCCGTCATTGAAGTCGAGGATGGCGAGAAGACCAAGCGCAAGTACCGCATCCCCGAGAACTGGGACCGCGCCAAGAGCTTCTGGGTCGACATCGACTGCGGCCAGGAGAAGTTCGACAAGGGCGATGGCTACCTGACCAAGCGCGATGCGGTTGTGGCGGTGTTCCAGTTCTCCGACAAGATCGGCTGGCCACGCCCCATGATCGTGGACTCCGGCAATGGCATTCACGCTTACTGGCCGCTGACCAAGGACATCGCGTCCGACAAGTGGGTCAAGATTGCCAAGGGGCTGAAGGCCACGTTGTTCCACTGCGGGGTCATCGCAGACCCAACCCGTACCGCAGACTTCGCATCCATCCTGCGCCCCGCGGGATCGACTAACAGGAAGAACGGCGATGCAAAACCAGTCATAGTCAAGAGCCAAGGTACGCCCACCGAGCCCAAGGTGTTAGCTACTGCCCTGCAAGAGTTCATGGAACAGCACGGCGTCAAGCTCATCAAGGAAGCTCCGAAGCGCGAGTACGTGGCCCCTGGCGGACTGAACGACGACCTGATTGCCCACCTACCCCAGTACCCTGACCTGCCCGTGGATGCCAACGCGATGGCAGACAAGTGTGCACAGGTGGCTGCGATGCGCGACACGCAGGGTGACTTGGGCTATGAGCCCTGGCGCGGCGTGATCGGTTTGCTCAAGCACTGTGTCGATGGGCGCGAGCTCGCCGAGCAGTGGAGCGCCAAGCGCGAAGAGACCGGCCACACGCAGGTCGACTGGGACATCCGCTACGACTCATGGGGTGCAGGCCCCACGACGTGCGAGTTCTTCCAAGGCTGCAACTCCGGCGGCTGCGAAGGCTGCCCGATGAAGGGCAAGATCAAGACGCCGCTGGTGCTTGGTCGCCAGATGCCTGTCAACGAAGAGACGGTCGAGGAAGTCGTCACCGAGGACGGCGCTCAGATCGAGGTCGAGGTGCCTGCCCTGATTACAGGCTACACCTGGTCCAACGGCGTGATGGCCCGCATGATTCCCGACAAGGAAGGCGTGCTCCAGCCACACCCATTCAGCTCAGTGCTGTTCTACCCCACCAGCCGCATTCGCACGGAGGAAGGGACTTACCGCATCGGTGTTCGCATGCACATGCCCAACCACAAGGTTCGGGACTTCGACATGTCGACTGAGGCCATGGCCAGTCAGACCGACATGCTGCGTGCGATGGCTCGCTACGAGCTGATGCAGTCCAATCACAAAGACGCAGGATCACACATGGCCGCTTATCTCAGGGACCAGCTCGAGGCGCTCAAGCGCAACGTCGAGGAAGTCAACACGCTCACCAGCTTCGGCTGGAGGCCCGACATGAGCGGCTTCCTGCTGGGCGACCGGCTGTACTGCAAGGACGGCACTGTGCGCAAGGTGTTGGTGGGCTCCGGTGCTGGCAAGTTCGCACCCAACCTGGCTCCGGCCAAGGGCACGCTCGAGCGCTACGCGAGCGCCATCAACTTCATGTACAACCGCGAAGGTGCCGAGCACTGGCAGTACGCCGTGTGCTCCGGCTGGGGTTCGATCCTGACGCCCTTCGGCGAGGACCTGTACAAGGGCCTGCTCGTGGCCATCCAGGGTGGCGACTCCGGCAAGGGCAAGACCACCGCCTGCTACGCCTCGCTGTATGCGTTTGGCAACGCCGAGAAGATGGCGCTCAAGTCCGAGGACGGCTTCACGCAGAACGGCCTGTGGGCATTCCTTGGGGTGTTCAACAACCTGCCGGTGCTGCTCGACGAGCTGACCGACATGGACGGCCCGACGTTCTCGACACTCGCCTACGGCATCTCCCGTGGTGAGGAGAAGGTCCGTATGACTTCCAAGGGCGGCGTGGTGGGTTTCGCCAACACAGCCGTATGGCGCATGTCTCCGTTCGTTACCGGCAACAAGGATTTCCATGGGCTGCTCGCCACCAACCAGGCCAACTCCCAAGCGGAAGCCGTGCGACTCATCCAGATTTCGGTTGACCGCTACCCCGTGATCCGCCTGCACGAGACCGAGCAGATCGAGGCCGAGTTGGTCCAGTCAGCGGTCGACGCCATGAAGGCGAACGCCGGAGCCGCGGGCGATGCGATGCTGCGCCATGTCGTGACCCATCAACGCCAGATGGCCGATGCGGTGCGTGACATGATGAACCGGCTGGCCGAGCACATCCCTGGTACCAAGTACCGCTTCTACCGCAACCACGGTGCCTGCACGCTGGTGATGGCCAAGGTGGCGCGTGATCTGGGTGTGGTGGACTTCGACCTCGACAAGATGTTCGACTTCACGGTGGGCATGTTGAAGGACCTGGCCGAGACGGTGGCCGTGACCAACACGGTGACTGCCGAGGATGCCTTCAGCCGCATGATGAGCGCTCTGTCCCATCGCATCCTGGTGACGCAGGAGTTCCGCGACAAGCGCAACAAGTCGGGCCCCGAGACACCGCGCAACCGACCCACGGGAGAGATCGCCGGGCGCTTCGTGCTGGGCTCGACCTCAGCCAAGGAACATGCAGGCCATGTGATCCTGAGCCAGAAGGAAGCCCGCGACTGGTGCATGACCAACCGGGTGGACTTCAACGCGATGCTGGACTCGCTCGATCAGCGCACGGCCCTGGTAAAACGCCATGACAAGTTGGTGTTGACCCGTGGCACGGACGTCTCGTTTACCGGTCAGGTTCGTTGTTTCATCGTCGATTCCAACAAGTTGGACCGCGACGCGCTAACACTCGTTAGCCACAACCCCGGCGTTGGTGTTGATGAGAAAGCGGTCGGTGATGTATGATCCCTTCGCTAATTGCCATGTTAGCTCCTCTTGTGGTTGATTCCCCCGGCCTTGCGGTCGGGGGTCTTTTTAAGGCACTCCAATGAAACTCGTCCTAGACGCCAAAGAACTGGCGGTGGCGCTGAGTTTGCCCATCACCACCATCCAGCAATACGCCTCGAAGTACCCCGACAAGCTCCCGCCCCGACTGAGCACTCCGAGCCGCAAGCTCATGTGGTCGGTAAAGGATGTGGAAGCTTGGGTCGAGCGGCACCGCCAGGCAACTTCGCAGCCAGCTCCGCAGGAGTCGGGTTGTAGTACGTCAGCAACTCATTGAGGTTGCGGTGGCCAATCACCCTGGCCAACTCCAGCACCTCCAGGAACCTGCTCAACCGCGTGCACGCTTCATGGCGTGAGTCGTGGAAGTGCAGGTTCCTGATCCCCAGCGCATTGCGCCCCTCCCTGAACTCGGTTCCGATTGACCCCTTGTTGACCGGAAACACCCGAGCACCCCTCTTGGGCACGAGCTCCAGCAGCTCAACCGCCCTCACCGTCAGCAGCGCCCAACGCTCATCGCCGTTCTTCGACGGCGGCACGTAGACGGTCCTCCCCTCCACATCAGTTGTCTCCCACTCGAGCTCGGTCAGCTCCTCCAAGCGAATGCCCGTCTCGCAGGCGAACTCGAACATGAATGGCACGTACTGCTTGACCTTGGTCGGCGCACCCCTGCCGAAGTGCCCCCAGAGCGCGTCGATCTCGGACTGCTTGACCCGCCGCTTGCGCGGCTTGTCCTTGGGCGGCAACGCCACGTCGCGCATTGGGTTTGATCTGAGTTTGATCCTCCATCGCTTCATGGCATGCGTCATCAAACTCGAGATGATCGCGGCCTCCCGGCGCACGGTGTTGGCCCTCACCTCGGTGCGGCGCTTCTCGACCCACTCGGCCAGCGGGTCCCCAATCTCAGTGAGCGCCCAGTCCACCCAGAGCTCGTCGCGCAGCAGCGACTTGAGCCGGTTGGTCGTCCACCGGTCGCACTCCTCTTCCTTCATGTAGCGCGTGGCCAACGTGCGGAAGGTGGTCTTGGTTGGGTTGACGTGGTCGCCCGCAAGCATGGCGGCCTCGGTCTTGGTCGCCCACTGCCTGGCCTGCGTCTTGTTGCGGAAAGTCTTGGAGGTGGGCTTGTGGCCCTTCAGCCGGATGAGTGCGCGTACCCGGTCGCCGCGTTCTTGATAGGTGGCCATGACTGCAATAGTGCACCATAGCTGTACCAGACCGCCAGCAAACCCGCATGGTTACTGGATTCCTCGCCCCATCTCATCAGCACCATTTTTGCAACACTGCGTTGAATTGCGTTGCAAATTCAAGCACTTACGATGACCCGGTTGGTACACCGATAGCGTGGTTTAGATGCCACGGTGTACCAAATTTGTACCATCACTTCTTCTTGGCGAGGCACTTGCCAGCGGCCTTGCACTTGGCCGGGTTGGGGCAGCCAGAGCAGGGCTTGAACGCGCCGGGCTTGCCCGCGGGCTTCTTCATGGGAGGCATCATAGTCTTCATGGGGAGGTTCTCCTTGGTTAAAAAATCAGCACTTCCAAGCCCGCAGGCTCTTGTTGATCCGGCTGTTCGGGTCGTTGGCCGTCTTCTCGCTGGTCAGCTTTTTCTTCATGCCTTCCATGCGGGCGCAGAACGAGTCGCGCCGTGGGCCACCCTCCGGCTGCGGGGCCTTGAGCCCGGGCTTGCCTGGGTTCGCCTTGTTGTAGCTCGCACGCCCCTTGGCGTTCAGGCCGCCATCTGGGTTCTTGCCTTCTTTGCGTGTCCACGCGGGGGTCTTGGCCATAGGGTTTCTCCTTAGTTGGCGGTCTGCTCTTGCACGAATTGGCGGTTCTGGGTGTTGAACTGAACGCCACCTGAGGTATTGCGCTCACGCTTGGCCTGCTCCTGCGGGGCCTTCATCAGCGTGGACAGCGGCTGGGGTTTGAACCCGGCTTCCTTGCGGCTCGCCTGGAGGCGCTGCCACTTCTCGATGGCGGCGCGGCGGGCCTCGGAGTCGTTGCCCCGCACGGCGCGGCTGTACTCGTTCTTGATCTTGGACGCCTTGCTCTCGAAGGCTTCCTTGTTGTCGAAGGCGATCTGACGGTCGAAGCGGCGCTCAGCCACAGCGGAGGTCGGCCAGCCGACAGCTTTGGCAAAGGTCTCCCAGGTGCTGATCTCGTCAGCACTCACCAGCACGTCGCCGCGTCGGTTGGTCTCGCCCTGGTATGCCTCCACACCTGCCTTGATTGCCTGGGATACACCGATGGGTGCCAAGCCCAGCAGGCCGCGGTAGTAGTCGCCATCCTTGATGTCGCCCAGACCTTGGAACACGCGAGCACCCAGACCGCCGGTTGCACCCAGCGTCAGGCCCACTGCGATGGCGTTGAAGCCCTCGCGGCTCGCCTCGAAGTCCGTGTAGGGCAGGATGGACAGGGCGTTGCCCATGCCGAGCTTGCCGGACAGGTCCGCACCAGCCAAGGTTGGAGCCCCGCGCATCACCAGGCGGGCGAAGTCGCCACCACCCAGCATCTTGCGCAGCTCGTTCTCGAGGTTGTACGGCTCGTCGTCGTCACCGAAGGCGTCCGCCAGCTTGTTGATGATGAACGCCGCAGCGGCAAAGCCAGGCAGGCCCACGACGCCAGCCAGCACACCGGTGTGAGCCAGGGTGTAGGTCAGAATCTTGCGGGCTGCGGCACGCTCTGCCTTGGACGCACCCTTGAACGAGTTGTAGACCAGCTTCGTCAGCAGCGTGAGCTGGATCAACTGGAACTTGCGGAACTGCAAGGCCACCTTGCCGCCCGGCGTGTTGAACAGGCGCGGCGCGTTGATGCGGCTGTAGTCGCCGTGGGTCTGGCCAATCACTTGGTCGGCGTACTCGAGCGCCTGGGCGGGCGTGCTGCCAGCCTTGATCTCCAAGCGGTATGCGGCCAGCGCCGTGGACACGCGGTTCACGGCTTCGACCTTCTGGGACAGTGAGCGCAAGAACTGATCGGTGCGGTTGGCTGTCTTGCCCACCACGTTGTCGCCCTCCAGCTTGACCTGACCCAGCTCAGTGTCCATGCCGATGTCGATGCGACCGCGGTCGACCAACTTCAGGACCATGTCCTGCTCGTCCTTGTCCTTGGACACCTTAGTGAAGTCGAAGCCCTCGCCCAGCTTGGCGCTCTTGAGCAAGTCACCCAGTTGGAAGTACGCCCGCATGAGCTGGCCGGAGGCATCCGTCCAGTTGTGCTTACCCGTCATGAACGGCAACGACAGCACGAACGGCTGCGTCAAGTTCTGGAGGTAGTACATGGGGTTCGTGGCCAGCATCCAGATGGATGTGACCCGCGAGGTGTTGGCTGCCACATCGAACCAGCCGCCCTGCTCGTAGCGCATGGACTGGGTGTGACGCGCCATGATTTCCTTGAACGCGTCCGACTTCTCGAGCTGGTTGCCGCCCTCTTTGGCCTGCTGTCGCATTTTTACAACAGCTTCTTGCGTCTGCGGGTTGTACTTCGCGCTGGCCAGGAAGTGGGCGTCGGCCCGCCCCTGGGTGCTGAAGGAGCGCAGCATGTCGATCTCACCGGCGACACCACGGCGGCGCATCTCGGACTTGCGGGCGGAGTTCTCGGCCAGCGACTGGAGGTAGAGCTCGGCCACGGTCTCACGCGCTGCACGCAGCGCTGCGATCTCCTTGGGCTCGGTGGCGTTGTTGAGCTCCGACTCGATGTTGCCGCGCAGCTTGTTGAAGGCGTCCATGAGGCCGCCATACATGTCACCGCGTGCGTCTTCCTTGGCGCGGGCAGACACCTCGGAGAAGGAGCCCTGCTCGTTGAGCTGACGCTCGAGCTCGAGCGCAGATGCGCGGCTCTCGGCAAACGACACATGGTAGTGGTCGGGGTCCGACTCCATCTTCGTGCGCTCGGAGGGCGCGGCGTCCAAGTAAGCCTGGGACTTGCCGATCACGACGAAGTCGCCGAAGCGGCGCATGGGCGCGTAGGGGTTGAACTCCGTGGTGGCGAACAGGCGCTGGAACTGCTTGAGGCTTGCGGCCTTGTCGTTCTCCAAGCGCGTGACCTTGTTGGTCTCACCGCGCTGCTTGGCGTCGGCGATCAGGGCGTCGTACTCGGAGTTGGTGGACGCGATCAACGTGTCCTTCTTCATCTTGAGCATCTTGTCGCCGTGCTCGAGCACAGCGCTCACCCATGCCCGGGCTTCCTCGGGCAGCTCGTTGTTGTATCGCCGCTCCATGGCCGGATCGACCTTCACCTTGGAGGCGTCCTTGCCACGCCACTTAGGGGTAAACCCCCACTTGTTCTCGCGGGTCGAGTCGTAGAGGAATTGGTTGGCGCTGCGAGGGCCAGTGCCCTTGGCCGACTCGGGGATGCGGTTGTACAGGTTCTCGATGCGAGTGACCTCGCGCTCGATGTTGCCGGTCAGCGCTGCGCGTTCGCGGTAGATGCGGTCCATGTCCATGGCCGCACGCAGACCCATCTTGGATGCCCGCTTGAACAGGTCCTCGCTGAAGACGATCTTGTTGAGCGCAGCGTCCGCGCCCGTGCGCAGCGTGCGGGTTAGGAGGTTGACTTCTTTCTTGGCGATGGTGGGGACAGCTTTGCTCCGGCTTGCGCGGAGAACGCTTCCTTGGCCAGCGGCCCCATCTTGAACTTGTCCTGGCTGAGCACCTTGCCGGGCACCCGCTTGGCTGTAGTTGGTTTGCTTGATTTCTGCATTGACGCGCTCCAGGAATGTGGCGGTGGTCGGCAGGTTTTCCTGCAACCACTCCATGCCACCGAATGTGTTTGAGAACGCCCAAACCTGGGCAAAGACTTCCTCACGAAGCTCCCGTGCGGACATTTTACGGTTCTCGGGGTCGCTCATATCCAGTGGGTACTGGAGCAGTTGCGACAGACCCGAGTCGTAGTCCTCGAAGTGGGTCAGGATTTCGTCCATGGCGGTGCCCGGACGCATGGCCATCGGCATGCCGTTGACCAGTTGGACCCGCATCTCGCGGTCGCCTGAGAACTTGCCGCCATCCTGCACGCCGTCGGCGGCGTGGCCAACCTCGTGCATCACGGCGAGGATGCCGATCTCACGAATCTTCATGGCGTCGTGGCTGAGCACGATGGTCGGCTTGCCGTCCATGACGGTGTAAATGGCGTCCCAGCTCACCGGGTCGAGCGTGACCTGCCAGGACTGAACGGCATCGAGCGTGTTGCCAAGGCCCGTGTCACGCAGGCGAGTGATCGCCACGTTCACAGATGGGTAGTGCCCGGTCAGCTCATCAAGGCTGGCCTCTACCGACTCGAACTGGTTTCCGAACTGGTCGGCGCTGCGGAAGCGGCTGCGACTTTGGCGGGCAAATGGCGGCGCATCGTTCGTGCGACCCATCAGTTCTTGCAAGCCCAACTCATCCTTCAACTTAGGCTTGCCGTTCGTGCGATCAGCCAGCTCGGTCAGGTAGCCGCGCTCGTTGTCCGTCAGGTCCTCGTAAGCGACCAGCTCGGTGTTGGACTTGCGCAAGCCATCCCACAGGGTTTGGCCGCTGTCTTGTTTGGGGGCGGCCTCGGCCTTCTTTTGCGCGACCTTCTTCGGTGCGGGAGTCTTCGCCTCGGCCTTCTTGGCCTTGCCCTTCTCCAACGCAGCCGCCACTTTCTCAAACATGGCCATGACCTGGGCGTTCATCTCGGCGACTTCAGCCTCGGCCTCCTCCAAGGTCAGCTTGCGATTCTTGGTGGCAACAGTGTCCTGACCAGCATCGCGGGCAGCTTCAATCGCCTCTTCCATCTCCCGAGCCTTCTCGGAGAGCTCGAATGCGCTCTGGGTGTCGCCAGCAGCCTTCTCCTCGAGCGAGACGTACTCGCTGGAGGCCGCGGCGATTTCCTTGGTCAGTTCATCTACTCGCGCCTCATCGCCAATTTCTTCAGCCGCCGCGAGCGCATCCTGCAAACCATCGAGCTTGGCCTTGGCCTGGCGGGTCTGGACCTTGGCACCCTTGGGAACCGTGTCCTTCCAGTTGGATGTGGAGGCACCCTCGCTGTCGACGGTGGAGAAGCCCGCAGCACCCAGGTCGGTCTGGGCCTGATCGCCCAGCACACCAACACCTTCGGAGACCATCGTCTCGCCGGTGTCCGCTTCTTCCTGCGGCGCAGCAGCGCTGGACTGCTCGGCCAACTTGGCCATCATGTTGCGCAGGTACTCTTTGCTGAGCCCGTGCTCGCGCTCGGCCTTGGCGAACTTCTTCTCGCGCTCGGTTTGGCCAGTCCCGCCTTCACCGGCAAGCTGGGCCACGCGGCTACGGCTCACGCCGTGCTTGGTCGCAACGTCGGCGGCATCCATCTTCTCGACGAATACGTCATTGAGGATCGCGGCATCGCGCTCACCGAAGACCTTGACCAGGTCCGCACGAATTTCGTCGGCGGTGGCTTTGGCCTCGGCGGCAGCAATGTCCTGAACCTCGTCCGCGGTGCGGCTGGGGGCCGCAGCCAGAATCTTGAACGGGTCGACTTTGGATGGCGGCGGTGCGCGGCGCAGGCCCTTTACAGGGGCAGGCTGTTGTACGTTGGCATCTGGTACAGGTGCAGCTTGCTGAGTTGCGGCTCCAGGATTTCCGGCATTACCACCCACTCCTTGGTCGACAGCAGCATTTCGTCCTGTATCGCCCACGCTTCCCGGAACGACAGGGCTCCGTCCATCCACGCTTGGTGCAGCGGTTCCGGCAGGTGTAGTTGCTTGGCTGACATTGGATTTCCCTTGTTGTTTTTTTGCAACAGGTGCGTCTGCAAGCGCAGGGGGCGTCTGGCCGGTGAGGCGCTCGTAGACCATGGCGATCTGGCCGAGCTTCACGTCACCTTCGTTCTTGCCAGCGGCCACCAGAGTGGCCACTTGGTCGTTCAGGATTTCGGCGGCACGCGCCACCGAGTCCACGCCCTCGAGCTGGAGTTGCTTCAGCTTGCCAGCGACCGCATTGGCGATCTTCTTGGCATCGGGCACGCTGGTCTTGCCGCCCATGTTCACCAGGTTCGCACCCAGGATGGCGGCGTTCAGTTGCTGCTGGTCTGGGGAGAGCTGCGCGTTCATGGCAGCGACTTCCTGCACGAGCTTGGCCACCTGCGGCTGGCCGTAGACGCGAGCACCCAACACATCGTAGGTGTCGTTCATCGTGGCAACGGGCGTCACGCCCAGCGCCTGAGCGGTGCTGTCCAGGGTCTCCTGCGCGATCTGCTGTTCGCGGCGGGTAGTGGCTTCCTCCTGGGCCTTGAGCTCGCCCAACTGCATCTGCTGGAGTTCACCCGCGGTGAGCTCGCGCTCGATACCGGTGGCCGGGTCCTGGGTGAACTGCCCGCTGGGCTCGTTGAACGCCTCCAAGAACTGCTTCTCGTAGTCGCGCAGCGGCGTGCGCTGGAGACCGAGGTTCTGGTTGATGCGACCCTGCAAGGGGTCCATCTCGGTCGTCAGGTTGTACTGAGGCGGGTTGGCCTGGCCAGTCAGATCGAACTGGCCTTCGTCTACTGTGCGGGGGCGGCGAATACCGCCAGCGCCACCAAACACACCACCCAGCGCAGCACCGCCCACGAACGAATCGAGGTAGCGCTTGTTGGCTTCATCGTTGAACAGTGTCTCGTTGGGGTCTACGGCCATGCGACCGAAAGACTGGTTGACGAGCTCTTGGCCAGTCTCACCAATACCCTCACCGAGCGCCGTAACGCCAGCACCCGTGGCCATGCGGCGTGCAAGACCGCCCTGCCCTGTGGCCAGTGGACGCAGCCCGCGGGCGACCATACCTTCGACACCTAACGCGTTCAGCGCGGCGTAAGGAACACCACCAAGCGCAGCAGAGCCCAAGTCTTCACCGCCGGACTCACGCTGCGCGGAGAGCACATCACCCACAGCGCTGGGATACGACGCGGCAACCGCACCCGCAGTGCGTGCAGCCCCACGACCCAGGCCCACGCGAGCCGCAGTACCGGCAAGGCTGGCACCGCCCGTGATACCACCGACAACAGCTTCGCCCAGGTAGGGCAGCGATTGGGCAGCCAGGCCACCCAGGTAGTTCAGGCCAGAGCCAACACCATCGACCTCACGCCAGTCTTCGATGCCGCCCAAGTCACGAGCGCGTTGCTGCGCATACTGCGCTGACTGCTGATTGCGGTCGCGCCTATCGTCCATGAAGCTCGCAACGCCATCGAGGCCTGCCCTGCGGGCCACAGCCCCACCCAGACCGAAAAGGTTGGACTGGTAGTTGTCGACGCCCGCAGAGATGCGGCTACCCGCCAGACCACGCCCCGCTCCGCTGTAACCCACTGCCTTAGCAAACTCATCGACCGAGCTGTAGTACTGCTGGTACTGAGGGAACGTCGCCCCAACGATCTCTTCATCCGTCAGGTTAGAAAGTCCGCCCGCAGCGGCTCGCAGCTCTTTGATTGTTGGCAGCATGTTGTAGGCCCGATCTGAAATCTGTTAGCGAGTATATGGGGTCAATACCCCCTTTGAGCGTTTCGCTGGTCAAGAATGCTGCGGTACAAGCCCAAGTCGCTTTCGAGCTGGCCGATGCGGTCCTCGAGGTTGCCTCGCTCACCAGCAGAACTGGTCAGAGGTAGCGAGCGGCGCAGCACTTCGAGCTGCTGCGTGATAGCTGGCACAGCCCTGGTGGCTTCGTCCGCGAGGGTGATGAACTGGTTGCGGTTGCCAGCGCTGTTGTCGGCACCGATGGCGTTGCCCAGGCGCTGCTGCAAGCCCAGTGGTGCGGCAGGTGCGGCAGGTGCGGCAGCACCAGGCTTGGGGCCAGCCTTCTTGTCGTTGAGCGCCTTGAGTTGGTCCGCCACAGCGTTGGTAGGCGCGGTCAGCCCGTAGAGCTGGTCCGTCGCCATGCGGGCCTTGACTGGGTCGCCGTATACCTCGTTGAACTTGGCCATGGTCTCGGCGTATGCCTTGGGGTCAACATCGCGCTTGACGGAGCCCCGCTTCAGCGCCTCGATGGCGGTCGGCACATCCTTGAACGTGCCTGCCTTGACCAAGCGTTCTGCCTCTGCCGTGAGCGCCACGATGGGCGGCTGGTTGGCACGGTTGTATGAGCCGATCTGCGCATCTGCGACTCGGCCACGAATGCCGACTTCCTGACCCAGCAGGCGCAGTCGAGCAGCGTCATTGTCAATGCTGCCCTGTTTGGCCTTAGCGTCGTTGTTGACCCGGACAGTGTCGAGCGTCTGCTTGTTGTACTTGTCGACGATGGCGCTGATGTTGTCATCCACGCCGGTGAGGTACTTGAGCGCCTCAGCGCCCATGCCCTTGGCTGCCAGTTGTTGGCCGACCACGAGCTTGCGCCCCACGGCCAGCGGCACAGAGAACGACTTACCGATCTCGCCTGTCTGGGGGTTGCGCTCAGCCATCAAGAACCCGCCCTTGGTGGAGCCGGTCACAAGCAGTGGCAGGTCAGACTGGTTGGTGTTCAGGTACGAAGTCAGTGCGCCTCGGACGTCGGCCTCAGGCATCTTCAGCGCGTCGTCCTCAAGGGCCTGGACATTGTCGGCACGTACGCCTTGGCGCTCACCGCGCTCACTCGCTGCGACCTGGAGTTCGGCTGCACGCTGCTTGAGCGGCTGCGCTTGCTTCTCCCAGTCGAAGCGGGTGTCGTCGCGCTCGCCAGCCTTGATGGACTGCATGAGGCCCAGGCCTCGGATCGGATCGGTCTTGGACACAGCGCCAGCCATGGCGCGGGCACGCAGGCCCTCCATGCGCTCGGGGGTCAACTGATCGGCGTCGTAGCGCTGGCCCAGGAAGTTAGCCACTCGGCGCTGCTGGATGCCTACGTCTGCGGGCGTGACCATCTGGCCATCTGCGCCCTGCACCTGGAAGTTGCTGCGGATACCGTACTGGCCGCCGGGCTGCGCCTCGAGCGTGTAGTAGGGATTACCCTGAGCGTCCTTCGCGTTGGCGATGGCGGCGAGCTGCTCGCCATCTTGAGCCGTGTAGCCGGAGAACTCTTCGGGCTTGGCCTTCTGGATGTCCTCGAACTCTTTGTTCTGGCGAGCAGTGTTGTACGTGTCCATCGCCGTCTTGGCGATCTGCTGCCCGAGGGCGAAGTTGCGTGCGAAGCTCATGCGTACTCTCCTTCGACTGCGACCATCTCCAGGCCCAGCATCGTGTAGTTGACCGCCAGGTATCCACTGTCCATGGTGACGACAGCGGCGGGATACTTGGCCAAGACCTCATCGGCCATTACGCCGCGGAAGCGTTGGGTGCCGTCGGTGTACCGGAACTCGTACAGGCTCAGACCAGTGCGGGCGTCTTCGCCCACATGGACGATGTCTGCCTTCAAGCGGCGGTCGGACTTTCCAAGGTATGCAGCACCGATCTGAGCGCCAGCGCCCAGGATCGAGGCGAATGGATCGGCTTCGTTGTTGATCTGCGCGGCACGCTGGCCAAGCGACGTGTACGCGCCCATACCCTGGATGCCTGCCGACATACCCTGGTTGAACGAACCGGCAGCCGCGTTGTTCGCGTTGAGGAACGAGCTGCCTGCGTTGGTCATGCCAGCACCAGACTGATTGCCCGTGCTCATGGAGTTCATGGCGAGCCCAGCGCTCGTGTTGCCCAGGCCTGCGAGGCCGCGCATGCCGCCGTACATCTGCATCTTGGAGGACAGGCCAACCTGATCGGCAGCCATCCGGGTCTTGTTGGCGGCGTTGGCCATGGCCTTGGCCTGCTCGAAGCCCATCGCGTTACCCATGGCCATCGACCTGCCGGAGTTAGGGTTAACCCCCATGCGGGCGAGACCGCGGCGCTGCTGCTCGGCGGCACCACTAAAACCGCTCTGCACATCCGCCATGGCGGAGGCGACCTGCTGGTTCTTGTAGCCCGCACTGTCGAAGCGGTTGACGTCTTGCAGGAGCTGGTCCTCGAACGGGATGCCGACGTTGCGGTACCGGTTGTCGTTGAACCGCATGCTCTCGAGCTGGTAGTCGCTCAAGGCCCCCGCTCGCTCGGCGTTGCGGCGCGAAATACCCATGGCCTCTTCAGCAATACCACGCATCCACGGGCGGTCGTTGGCCTGGTAGTCCTCGAAGATTCGCTCGTTCAGCTCGATCTGCCGATTGGCTGCCTCGCCCATGCGTGGATCGGGGGCTGGTGCGCTAGATTTTCCACCCATATCAGTTCTCCAAGTACCGGCAGTCCTCGCGCCGCATTACGTACAAAATCACGTCGCCGCCATCCGAGGCGGCTTCTTGCAAGACGGCCTCCTGACGGAACCCGAGGTGCTCGTCGAATTTGCGGGCGTCGGCGTTGCTCGCCTCTACATAACCGCTAACTCTTTTGCAGCCCAACTCCACGAACGGGTAGTGGAAGCAGTACCGCAGAAATTCTTTGTTGAGCCACTTTTTGCCAGGCTCGGCTGCAACGTGCATCCAGATGTTGTGGTGGTTGAAGCCCTCATACAGGACCCCAGCCACCAACTCGCCGTCGCGCTCCAACCCCAGGCCCTTCATGCCTGCCACCAGGTTCACGGGCATGCGCTCTTGGCAGAACGCAAACACCCGGGCGGGGTCGGAGACGACGCGAGTGGACATCAGACGTCGATGGTGATCTCGTCCGCCGCAGGGGCTGCGTCGGCAGCTTTCTTGCGGGTGGTCTTGGTGGTCTCGGTCTTGATGACCGCATCGTCGATCTCAGCCATGGCCAAGCCTTCGGCGGATGGGTAGAACTCGCCATTGCGGAACTGACCCATGCTCTTGTGTTTCAGAACCAGATCACCGCCTACGGCTTGTGCGCCCATGGCGACCAGTTTGTCGAGTGTTGACATGTTTTACTCCTATGTGTTAACAGGCATTATTATGCCCGGGGCTGTTAGCTTGTGCTAGGGGGTACCGGCCAAACAATGTTTGTCGGGTCTGGCTGGGTCGTGACATCCCGCAGCGCCTGGCGGTACTCAGCCCATGCGGCCTTGGTGGTCAGAGGCACATCGGGCAGTTGGGTCCAGTCGGTCGGAGCAAGGAGTGCGTCGCGCCGGGCGCGGATAACCGGCCACACCACCCCATCAGGCAGGGGCTCGACCGTGAATGTCACGTCCATCACGTCGCTGGGCACCGGCAGCGAGGGCACCGCCCTGAACAGACTGTCGTCGTGCGCTGGTGGGTTGTAGTTGACGATGCGCTCGCCCTCCCCCACGCGCATGAACGGGGTGGGTTTGGGCACCACCATCTTGATGGTGCCGTCAGGGTTCAGGAAGGCGTATGGCATGTTATTTACACACTCAGGCAATGGCCGGTTGAATTGGTATCACCTTGCGAGCTGCCGGGCGCACTGAATCCGGCCTGGAGCCGAAGATGTCCTTGCGGTCCTCCCGGAAGTCGCCCTCAATGTACAGAGGGATGCACCCAGTCAAGAACTCAATGCCAGCCGCGAAGACCGGCACGGCGTCGGAGTACGCGTTGTCACAAGACAGACCCCACAGCGGGCCTTCCAGAAACATGCACGAGCCCTGGCAGATTTGGAGCACTGGGCAGCTTGGACAGTCCTTGCGATGACTCCAGTGGGTCGCCGTCTTGAGCTTGACGTTCTCGAAATCGGAGACGTGCCCGATCCGATGGGCTTCGCCATTGAACGCTGTGCTGGCAGCGCTGACGTTCTGGCAGGTCAAGACGTTGCCTCGCAGGTCAACAGCGATGTTGTCGTCCCTGTCCATGCCGCATTTCTGGCCCAGGCTCGACGCGGCTCGCCCGGTCTTGATTGAGTTCACGAACGACGCAACTTTGTTCTGTATAGCGCCTACGTTTGTCGCTTGCCCGGTGCGAATCTCGTGGAACGCCAATCTGCGAAACGAGAGCATCTCCTCCGGATGCAACGACTGCGCAGCACCACCCTCGTCATACGCGTCAACAAAGCCGCCCTCGCCAATCGGCACATTGGGGTCTCCCGTCAACTCAACGAAGAACCGCTGGATCGCGGCACGCGAAACGTTGGAGCGGTTGACCATTGCGTTGAAGCTGATCCGCTTCTTTGGCGCGAGGCGCAGGTACAGGTCCATGATCGCAGCGCGTTTGTCTGGGTCTTGCAGTGGGTCCGGCCCGCGCACATGCTGACCAGGACCGTCGTGCGAAATCCCAACACTGAAACCCATCTCATCAAGCCACTGGTTGATTTCCGGGCTGAGCAGCGATCCATTTGTAATGACTTGCAGCTCTACCCCTGGGTACTTAGCCTTCACCGCATCCGCCAGCGGGCGCAAAGTCTTGATGTACACGAACGGCTCACCGCCCCAAAACTCTACTCTCTCCGGTGGAGTGGTCACCCAGGAGTCAAGCCCGCGGATAAAGTCGGACACATCGCCAGGATTGGTCTCATCCGCCCGAGGAACAAAACGCTGCGAGCAGTACTCGCACTCGTAGTTGCACGACAACCCAAGACTGATCTTCAAGACGCGTGGGCTGGACTTTCCTAGCGGTGTCTCGAGAGACACCGCCGGGGCGGCGGAAGTCTCCGCAGCGCTTACCCGTGGCCCGATTGGCCTGCCCTCAGAGTCTGATAGCTGGCTTGTTTGGTTGTCGTAGCGCATCTGAACGTTCGAGCCGTCCGGTGCGCGAGCGTAGATCGTAAACGTCGCCATCAGGCGCTCCCGCTGCGCTTGGCGAAGTAGGCCAACTGTCGGTCGCGCAACGCTTTCTTGAAGTCACCAATGCTGTCTACAACGTCGTCAGCGGAGCGGCCCTCGTTAGCGCCGCACTCGGCCAGGAGTTGTTGCAGCTTCCCCGCCAGCGGAATGGACTGCCCGGCGGGCACAAGTGCGGTCAGTTGCAGCACCATGTCAGTCAGGAGGTCGACTTGCTTCTCCAACGAAGACAGGCTGTCTAGCGGATTAACATCGCGCACCAGGTCCATCTTGGCCGCGTTTCTCCTGCGGACAGCGCTCGCGGACGGGTACACTTCCGCGGCCATCTCTCCTGGGGTCGCAAGCGTCACCTCGACGAAGTCTTCAATATCGGTGGCGCAGGGGACTTGCACAACCAACACGGCTTCATCGGGCGTCGCCCCGAAGTAGACGCTCGCCACTTGCTTTTCGAGTTCCATCTGCCGCATGACGGCTTGCCAATCACGCGCATCGACGTAGGCGGCCTGGCTTACAAGCACCAGTTCGCCCCGCTTGACATACACGTACTGCATCTCGCTGGCGCGAAAAAGCGTGCCGTCCACGACAAGCGAAGACTCGCCGAGCTTTAACAGGTATCCATCACCAGTGCGCTCAACAGAGCAGACCGGCGCATCGTTTGAATGAGAAACAAGTGCGATTTTCATTGTGACTCCACCATCATTGTGAAATGAATTTCAACCCCCGGCCTTTCGCCTTTATAGGGGAAAACGTAATGCGGGATGTACGACGGGTGCACGACCAGTGAACCCGGGAAGGGCTCATACATCTTGCTGCGCGACGGCTCCCACGGCAGCTTCTTGAAGCCAAACACGCCGGATGGATTCTGCAAACAGAAGATTCCGGAGTAGTCGGCTTGGTCTGGGTCAGCAATGCACGACCAGTCCAACCAAAGGAGCGCTGACAAGTCAGACGCACCCTCAACGTGGGTCGGCAAGTGTTGGCCGTTCAGAAAGATCGACTCCCGACCAATCAGCTCAGTGATCTTGACTTTGTATGCCTCCTCAGTCAGCAGGCGCACGCGCTCAAAGATCGGTCCGTAGATTTCAGGGTAAAGCACGTCCAGGCTGGTCTTGACCGGCCTCGAGTACGGCACCCGAAACGGGTTGAGCTGTAGGTCTGCTTCAATCGCAGCAGCACTGGCCGCTGCAATCTCTGCATCGGAAAGCAGACCGTCAAACCTGGCTACGGTCACCGGAAAAATCTGTTCGACCAACATGCGCCCCTTAGCACTCGCAAGCGCATGCGCAGTTCGTGAACGTGTACACCATACGGACAGTGTTCCCGTTCGGCTTGTCGATGTAATCGTTGTTTGGGGTGCGCACGTTTCCGCAGTTACCGTTGACGTTGGTTGCAGCAGTTATCTCATTGCTTTTAGCGCCGAAGCGGTCGTGCAGCCAGCCGTAGTTGGGGGTCCACACTTGTCCGTTGTTGTTGACGTACATGTCCCAACCGCCTCCGGTGTTCAGGAATCCGAGGTTGGTGCCGTCGCCATGCACCCAGCGGTTGTTCACTAAGACGCGGTCGCCTTCAAGTCTGGTTGGCATATCAAGCCCCTTTCAGTTCGTTTAGTTCGCGGCGCAGCGAAACCACTTCGCTCGCCAATTTGATCGCCGCCACAAGCGCAGCGTTTCCGTAGGCCACCGAGAGCATCCCGTCCGTACCTTCGCGGACCACGGGTGAGAGCAGTGCCCTCATCGCTTGGGCGCTCACACCGGCTTGCGTCTCACCCGTGTCCTTGCGGTCATAGATGCCCATCTTCACCTCAGCCAAACGCTCGAGGAAGTCGAGTGGCAGATCGCGCCAGTTCTGTTTAAGCCGCTCGTCCGAGTTGGCGGTCACGTTGCCTGTTGCAGTAAAGTCGCCAACGGTATTCAGGTTTCCTGCGGTGGTTGTGTTCCCACCCGTGTCCACGGAGAGTAGTGTCTTGAACCAGTCACCCGCTCCATTTGTCTGCGCCAGTGCGATTCGGTTGTCGGCCTGTATCACCAAGCCATAGCCAACCACGCCGGGCTTCACGACCTCATACATCGCGTCGTTACTCGACGATGTGATCCGCATGCCGACGCGAGCCGTGGACAGGATGGTGTTCGATGTGCTGACCGCGGCTGCGGTCGTAGCCGTCGCCGCGTTGCCAGAGATGCTGATGCCCCAGGTGCCAGTGGCCCCGGTGCCGTTCAACGGTGCCGCGCCGATGGTGTTGTGCGATACCGTGATAGCCGAGCCGCCGTTGAACACGACGCCACTGGCGGCACCAGAGCCCGCGTTGTTGAACGTGACGTTGTTGTTCAGGTTGACCGAGATGTTGGCCGAGCCGTTGAAGCTCACGCCGTTGATGTTGCGGGCCGTGGCCAGCACTGTGGCCGAGCCTGCGTTGCCCGCGATGTTGCCGCTGATCTTGGCACCAGCAAGCGTTGTGATCCACGCAGGGTCGGAGTACGCACCTGTCGTGACCACGCCGTTGGTCACGGTGCCTGCGTTGCCGGTGATGCTGATCGCGTAAGTCGCAGCCAGATCGACCCACGAGGAGCCATTCCATCTCTGCCACTTGGTCGCCGCGCCGGAGTACCGGATCGTGTTGGTCGGGACGTTGGTCGCGGTAGTAAACGCGGGGTCCAGGCCTACCGCCAGGTCGTCGAAACGCGCATCCAGCTCCGAGACGAAGTTGGCGTACGTGCTGGTTGTTAGCGGTCTACTGTGGTCAGCCATGTCAATACCCTCGGACTGAGTAACTCACAGTACCGGACACCCGAGTACCAGAACTGTTGAACAACAGGACCCGGAAACTCAAAGGATCGAATGAGTCTGTGAAGTCGTAAATGGCGTACAAAGGCGTTGTGCCCTGTGCTGCCACCGTGATGGATTCTACGTCAATAAACGTTTTTGGCCCAGTGCTTGTGCGGTCCTCTGTTAGGAACACAGTGGTCCCTCCAGAGTCGGAGGCACTCGCAAACACAGCGCCTGCCTGGTTCTTGAGCTTAGTGTCCAGCTTGATCGCCAAGTTAGACAGTTGTGCCACACCTTGGTCGTTCGTCGCGGTCACGTTAACTCGCACCTTAACGTAGCGGAAGTTGATGCCGTAGCCCTGATCGCCGGTAAACACCTGCACATTCGATGTGAACGCAGCGTCCAAGGCGACCGTGACTGTGACGGAAGACGAGACCGACCCGGCTACCGGGGTAAGCAGGTACGCCACCGTGACTTTCATCGCCGCGAGCGTCGCGCCGTAGTCGAAGACTTCCTCGTAGAACCCGTTCGTCGCACCTGGCTGGATGAAGACCGGATACCCGGCGCTCACCTGTGCCGAGGGGCTCGCCCACCCGCGAGTCGAGAAGTGCGCATCCCAGGTCTCGGTCGTGTTGACCGGTATCACCAAAACTCCATCGTCGATCACGGCGTTGGACTTCGTGCCCGAGAACGTCGAGCTGAAGTTCGTCGCCAGGACGTAGTCTGGCGGCTGGTTGACGGTCGCGCTTGTGCTGACCGGGGTGCCGTAGTTGCCCGCCGTGTCGATGGCGGCCAGCCAGTAGGTGAACACCGACTGGGTCGGAGGGGCCTCGAACACGGTGGTAAACCCACCGTCCTTGCGTCCGATGTCCTCCGCCGTCGCCCACACGGGCCCACGTCGCAGGTCGTACGTCGCAATGGGCAGCGAGCCCGGCGTATTGCCCCATCGGAACAGGACGTTGTTGTCGATCACCTCGGTTGTGAGGCCTACCACGGAACCCGTGGCGATCTGGATAGGCACAGAACGAACTGCACCGGCGTTGCCCGCGGAGTCGATGGCCCGCACCAGGAGTGTCTTGTTCAGCCAGGTGACCTTGGTGCGAAACACTGTGGCGTACAGCGTGGCCAGCAGCGTGCCAGCGGAGACTGTCGTGTCGTAGACCTCGTAGCGATCCACGGGCAGCGACCCGGCGGGCGGCGTCCATGTGAGCACCACCTGTTCGCCGTTGAAGGACACCTGAGCTTGCGGAGCCGAGGCGTTGGCTACCGTGACCGTGATGTTGGTGTTCGGCCCGCGATTGCCGTTGATGTCGATGGCCGCCAGGCGGAACTGTCGCGCACCAGTCCATGTAGCCTTGAACCGATAGGAGTTGCCCGACACCAAGTCGAACGGCACCCACGCGCCATCGAGGTACTCGACCGCGTACAAAGACACCGCCAGGTTGCTGTTGGGGGTGGGCCAGAACAGCTCGACGTCAGGGCCGACAAAGATCGAGCTCACCGCCATCGAGCCTGGGCCGAGGTTCGTGCTTGCGCCGTTGACGTCGTTGAATGGTCCAGCCAGGAAGTTGTACGCGACGTCCCTGATCCAGTAGTAGTACGCGACGCCAGGGTCTGGCAGCCCGTCGGTGAACGAGTTGCCGGATGTCGAACCGATCTTCTCGGCGCGGCTCAAGTTGTTCTCGGTGGCCCGCCAGATTTCAGTCTCGGCGTACTGATCGAACGTGCTGGTGTCCCAGCCCAGGATCGTGTTGGTCTTGTCAGTCGTCACCACCAGGTTCGTCGGTGGGGGTGGCGCGGTGTCCGAGGTAATCCAGTCCGGCATCGTGAACTGAACCAGCCCCAGGAGCTGCTCGGCGGTGTACTGCTTGCCGCCGATGGTCGTGACACCCTCTTTGATCTTGAGGAGCCCAGTGTCGATCAGGTCGCGGAACGTGGGCGCTGCGTCCAAGGCACTGCCTCGCTGGCGCAGGCGGACTTCCAGGTTCTCCTTGATGGAGGACAGGAACTGTCGGAGTTGCGGGTCGACGTTGACCGGCAGCGATGGGATGGAGCTGGGTGCGGAACTCATAAGCCTTTGAGCTCCTGCGGGCTGGAGGCCACGTTGACGGACAGAATCTCCGCAGACCCAGCCACCTCCACCTCAACGAAGCGGCACTTGTACCCGCTGGGCAGCCAGAACGGATCGGCATTGGCCACCGTCTGTGTGTGCCGCAACACGCCATCGGCGAAGAGCCTGAACGTAGCGGGGTAGGAGCGAGCCACCACCTGGGCGCAGCCTGGGTTGGTTGGCGTCGGGAGCTCGACGACGGCTGACTTCCATGTGTAGCTCTGAGGCGACGCCCCAGCACCCCACTTGACGATGTTGGTGCCGACCTTCAGGTACAGCGCGTCTTGCAGCAGGTCCGCATAGCCAGCGGTAGCGTAGGTGTCGATGAACGTGAAGGCCGCGTTGCCCTGGGCGGGGTCGAAGACGAAGCCTCGCTGCACCGCCCCGGTGTTGTAGAACCCGAAGTACCGACCGTCGTGGAAGTAGCCGTCGATGGACGACGGCACGAGCGCCTGCCACTCGTCGCGGGAGAAGAGCGGCGCAGTCACGTTGACCACCTGGCCGGAGGTAGACACCACAATCAGGCCGTCTGGCGAGGCGTACATGACGCCGCCATCCACCGCAGCAATCGAGCGCTTGGACACGCACGCCTGCGGGTTCTCGAGCTTTACCAGCGACAGCGCCGACGGGTCGGAGCCAGTCAGCAGGTACGGGTGCCCGGTCGTCAGGATCACCGCAGACGAGCCCACGGCCTTGCCGCCCACGATGGGGAAGTCGACCGCGAGCTGGTAGTCCAGCGGGTAGGCGTACGGAATGTAGGCCTCCGACGGGTAGATGTCGTAGTCCTTGAAGAGCAGCACGATGCCGTTGGCCATCTGCGTGATGCCGAAGACCCCGGCGGGTGGCGGGTTCCATGTGGCGCTCGGGATCACCTCGTCGAGTGCGGTGCTTGCGATGTTGTCGTCGTAGGTGCCCTGGGCAATCGGAATCTCATCGACGAGCTGGAACTCGGTCGTCAGGTTGCCCGACAGCGTGCGGTAGATGCGCTTGGCCGTGATGTAGCCCGCGTACCCCGTGGGCGCTGCGGTGGGCAGGTTGCTCAGCCGCACGGTCGAGCCAGTGGGCTTGAGCTCGATGATCGCGCTTGTGGGGCTTGGCGGACCCTCCTCACCCAACGACGTCACGAATGTGTAGCAGTAGATGCGGGTCTCGCTGGGCTCGTTCGTGGCACCGTTGACGGTCACGGTGTGCGATGGGGCGGTTAGCGGCACAGGCACGCCAAGCGGCACGGAGTTCCAAGGGTAGGAGCCCGAGCCGCCGGTGAGCGCCAGCGAGTTGTTGGTCTGCCGAACGCCAAGCGTCGGATGGGTGAAGAACGTGCGCTCGGTCTGGTCGCCGGAGATGGCACCCTTGACCACGTCGACATCGGCGGTCCAGTGGAACCAGTACTGCGTGTCGGACGTCAGGTCCTGCCCGAAGCGGTAGATCGTCGAGGGGTCACCCGCGGCAAGACCGGTGACGACGGTCAGTGGCTGCTTCCACGCGGCCAACGTCCCGGCGATCAAACGCACGTTGAGCGCCGTCTGGGCCATACCTGGGCCGAGCTTGTTAGGCGCGACCCGTGGTGCGACCCCGGAGAATTGGTTAAGTGCGATAACAGCCATGGTCTTCCTTGCCTAGCGACTAACTGGATTGTAGTGGGTTAGGCGGAAATTGGGATGCCTATAGCCGCCAGAACTCGATCAAATCGCGCCCTGCGATCCGCCAGGCCAATCGTGCCGCCGTTGATCTTCTTGGTGAGCGCGATGAAGTCCTGCTCCAAGGTGGACCGTGTGCACTGCGCCCCGTCGATCAGCCTGTTGCACCCGTTGGAGTGCCAGAACCACGCAGCGGATCGGGCGGCTTCTCTCGGGCTTAGGAGCAGTTCAGGCTCGGCCACCAGATCGACGCCGAGGGCCGTGCTGCAACGGGCATGATTGTCTTTGCCGGTTAGCTGCTTCAGACCCCTGCCGCGGTACTTCCACCCTTCACCCGACTCGGTCGGGCCGTTGCCCATGCGGTTGGCGTACACGACGTTAGCGATTGCCTCAGGCTTGCGCTCGAGGGCCTGCGCGAACTTGTTTGGGACCAGGGCACCTTTGGCATCACGCGTGGGTTTGCCGTCTGGGCCAAGCACGGCGAATCGCCTGGGCCAGCACGCGGCCATCGTGGCTGCGCGGTAGTTCAGGTTCTCCTCGAGCATGGTGTAGCCGCCCGATTCGTGGGCGGTCTGCGCCAGCCAACCGGCGATAGCCCTCGGGCTGTCGATGTTGAACTCGGCAAGCGCCGAGGCAACGTGGGGCAGCCAACGCTCTGCGACATCACGCTTGATGCCAGCGGCGATCAGGTGTTCGAGTTGAGGCGTCATTTCTTGTCCTTGGCGCGGCTGCCCAGCGAGGAGCCAAGCAGGAACTGGAACATCGAGGCCACCATGGTGCCCAGCACGAAACCCAGGATGGTGTCGGCGAAGCGGGCGTTCTCATCAGGGATGTCGATGAACGTGATGCAGCCGATGTAGATCGACGCCAGCACAGACCAGAAGCCGATGAAGTAGTAGACGAAGCGGCGCACCAGTGGGTCCTCCGACTCCATGGCCTTGAGCTGCATGTCGCGTGCGCCCTGCATGTTCTTCAGGTCCATCTCAGCCATGAACTCCTCGTGCTTGGCAGCCTCGGCGTTCCACTTGGCGTAGTCCTCCTTGGTGGCCTCGCCTTCAGGTTTCAGGGTGATGCCCATCTTGTCCTGAACGTAGTCCACGCCCTTGTCGATCACTGCATCAGCGACCTTGTGCATGTTGTTCTGGATCAGACCAGCAACGATTGAGGCAACGATAGGTAGCATTACTTGGCTCCTTCTTCAGCGGCTTTTTCTGCGTAGGCCGACACGGCCTTGCGCCCGGAAATTCCCCCCAGCGTGCCAACACCCATGAAGGCAACGGCTTTCAGAATTTCGAGGAACACGGCATCAATCGGAGCCAGCGTGTCGGACTGCTCTTCAAATGCGATGGCGTACAGAACACCGAAGGCGATACCAAGCACCATCAGGGTCACGGCGCGGACGACAAAGGCCCACACCCGTACTTCGATCTCGTCGGGTGTCAGGCCTTCATAGCTGTGTTTGCGGAACATAAAACTCTCCTTATCGGTTGGACATCGGGTTGGTGGTCGCACGCTTCAAAGCGTTCATCTCGGACCGCAGCGCAGCCGCGGTGCTATCCAGGTCTTGCTTGAGCGCAGCAAGGCGCGTTTGGATTTCTCGGTTCATGCTCTCGACGCTGGACTTGGTCTCACGGCTCATGGCCGCGCCCTCGGCTGCGGCTCCAGCAGCGATGGCCTTAGTCTCGCGGGACAGCGCAATGGCATCAGACGACTTCTCGGCGATGCGCACCGCCTGCTCGGCGATGGCGAGCTGGCGCTCCTTGACCGACTTCAGCTCGATCTCGAAGGCCTGCACTTTCTCGCGCAGCGCCGTGTCGTCGTAGGGCTTGTAGTCATCCACAGCTTCGATGGTTTCAATCATCTTGTTGTAGAAGGTCACTCCCGCGTAGCCTCCGCCACCGATCACCGGCAGGGCCGTTAGGATCAAGCCAAGCATCATCTGCGGTGACAAGCTCAAGGAGAAAGTCTTGCTGTC